CTTCTTAGTCATACTAATATATAATATTATATTAAGCTTATATAGAGTTATTATTATGTCTATATAACGACATACTTAACTAAATGGTTACAAAAAAGCAAAATTTTAATTTATTTGCAACCAAATTTAGATACGTTTACGTTACAGGGTTGTTATTAATCAAGGATTTTTTTGAAGACTACAAAATGAATAATACTTTAAAGGTTATTAAGCCTTTCTCATTCCTCGAGAAGGGTGATGTGCTTGAGCTTAACGAGAATGGAATGTACCAGAGTGTATACAAATCTGAGTACTCTACAAGTGACGAGAATTGCGATAATGCTGCGTCATTTACATCTATTTTCGAGATCTCAAAGGAAACAGCTGAGTCATTGATTCGTGAGGGCTTTCTCTCACAGGAATCTGAAAATAGCAAATTTGTCAACATCTTTGATCAGATTGACTCTCTTATCAATAGTTATACATACGAATTGAATATGATTGATGAGTCTATGAAAGATAGTCCTGCTTGTATGAAAGTAGAGAAAGAGACTGTTCTTCGCAACATGATCAAATTGTTAGACTACTTAAAATCGCTTAAAAAGTAATGAAAGAAGAGAACAATAACTTAGACCAGAAGTTGGCAGAGACTATTGACAATAAACTGGAATATACGTTCATTGAAAAGTTTTTGGTAAAGGAACTTGAGCCTACAATGATCGAAGTCAAAGTTAAGAAGCCTATTCCTTCTGAGAAACAAGAGGGTAAAGACGAAAATGGCATAGAAGCTATAGACTTTGACAAGACAGAAGAGGTTACAGAAACTGTTGCTGCAAAGTACAAGAAAGGTGTTGTACTTAAAGTTCCTACTAAATATATTGACAGTTACAACACACAGGTAGAGACATCTAAGATCAGCACTCTCGCCACAGAAAAAATTAACGTAGGAGACACAATCGTTTACAAGTGGAGTGAAGACTTCGATCTCTTTAAGGATTCAAAACTCGTATCTGTATACGATGTTGTTGCAATCTGTAAGTAATGGATTTAAATAAAGCTTGTAGAAGAATAGCCAAAGAGAATCAGATAGATTTAGATTTGGTAAAAAAGATTGTCATGTATGAATTCCAATATACAAAGGACATGATGCAATCTGATAATACAGAAGACATCTTGTTTAACAAGCTATTCAAATTCAAACTTAAGACCAGATATAAAGAAAACAAAAACCAAAAATATTCATCGAAATGAACACGTTAGTTATTTCAAGCCACGGAAACGCAGTTAAGGTAAATCCAGAAACACTGGACGTTACTGATGTTGTTTACGATTGGGCTTCTGTTGATAAGATGTATCTCATGGACGAAGATTGTGATGTTGTTATTCGTCAACATAATGAGGATCCGATAAAGACTACTGCCAAGAAGGGAGATATAATCGTTATATTCTATCCACGCGAAGGATACAAACCATTCGCCATCTTCTAGAGTGAGGATTATGCACATAATTTGATGCAGTATAGATTCGATAGGGAAGGACGTAAGAACGATTGTGACAAGTGTGTATGTGATGCATGTGAAGCGATTAGTTGTGGAGCTGCTTAATTAAACATTGAATAACATGAATAAGAATAAAACAACGTTTAAACCAGATATTATTGTAGATCTTACTAATGCGAAGAGTGCAGCCGATGTATACGAGGCATTCGCAAACGCTAAGATAAACAAGTACCTTACAACAGATGAGAAGAACATTCTTGCAGAGAGTCTTACAATTGTTTGTGTTGAGGTAGAAAAGAAACCAAGTCTCCTTAAAAGATTCTGGAACTGGATAACGCGTAAGAAGTAAACAGTCTAAGCGTACTGTAAAACGCTTGATACAAAAACTTTTTCATACTGTTTGCGGGATGGTGTTAAGTAGCATACCACAGTGGAGGTGACGGCGCGAATCAGTCTCCCGCAACATTGCCCTTTGGTGTAACGGCTAGCACAGGAGGCTCTAACCCTCTTAGTCTGGGTTCGAATCCTAGAGGGGTAACCAAAATATTAGTGACGTATGAAGTTAAATATAAAGAAATTATCTGAAAAGGCTGTAATGCCTATAAAAGCTCACAGCACAGATGCTGGTTTTGATCTTACAGCAACAAGCATCACTACAGAAATCAACGAGTGTGGTCAATTGATCATTGTATATCACTCAGGTATAGCCGTTGATATTCCAGAAGGATATGTTGGGCTGCTGTTCTCCAGATCGAGTATTGCTAAGAAGTCTATCATACAGACAAACTGTGTTGGTGTAATTGATGCTGGATATCACGGTGAAGTAATGGCTAAGTTTAAAACTACCACAGATGTAGTTCCAGCTGTATACAAGGAGGGAGATAAGTTCGCTCAGCTTGTAATAGTACCATTGGCACAGATGGATCTCGAAGAGGTTGATGAACTTCCAGACAGTGAGCGTAATGATGGCGGTTACGGATCATCAGATAAAGCTTCTGACGTAGAAGCTCCAGCAGAGAATACTACTGAGGAGCAGAAATAAGAATACTGAATTTCTTCATAAATTTCAGAGTTTAGATAATTAGAAAAGTGATTTAGATAGCATTAGGGGACACATTAGTGCCCCCTTTTGCCGTATACGATAATGTATGAATCAATATTGTAAACATCAGTGTGCATGTCCAGAAGTGTGTATGCTGAATCATATAAAAAACCTCGGTATACATGTTACACCTGAAGACAAACAACGGTGGAATACTGCCGCAGAAAAATCTTCTGGAAAAGACATAGACATTGATGAGTATAGTACTACAGAAGAAGTAAAGCAGTTAATAAAAGATTATGTAGATAATCAAGGGTTTATCACAGATATACCTGAGTATTATGAGACTGAAGAAGAAGTCTTATTGCTGTTAAACACCACTCTTGGTAACTATACTAGAAGTGAGGATTTAGATGAAACATTAGCACAGTATACAACTCTTGCTGCATTAAACGAGTTTGAGCAGGCTATATACGACTACTTATAGTAGTTTAAACAAGATATTCTTGAAGACACTAAGTATGTTACAGCAATGTAGTTTAGTGATGTAAGTAGGGATCTTACGTTGACACAGAGTGATGGTACAACATTGTCCGTCAATATACCTGGTGGTGGAGGTGGCAGCAGTGTATCGGCATACTTAATGATGGAAGCAATTGCGTATTGCAATGTGTCATCTGATGTTACCCCAGTTACGCCGGAAGGTGGATCATATAACTTTAATACGTATATTTTAACTCCACCACACGACCCGACAATAGGCTCTACTGTAGTGTGGGCTAATTCACAAAACGGAATGACTGTAGACAGCACACACTCTATCTATATAAGTAAGCGTGTGTTCTCTAGTGATCCAGATGCCCCATCAACCAGTTGGTCACAACCAATACTATACAGTGGTAGTATACAAACAGAGACTACTAATGTGAATGTTTATTCTACAGAGGTAGCAAAAGTATTTACTGTATACTGTGAAGGAACCGTATAGAAGATAACAGACCCTGTTAGCGGAGAAATTTCATATAAATCTGTTCCTCCTAGCAATGTATCACACGCACCAGAAGGTGGTACATATGATAGAGCAAACGACGCCCTTTCATCTAACCCACATACATATGGTGTGCCAAATGAGTACTGGACACCGAACAGGCCTACTATACCTAGTACATGGACTGATCCTGATACAGAGTAGAGTGAGGATCCTGTTACGTTCAGTAAATCCTGTTATTTCTCTATAGGTACAGTTAAGAGCGATAATTCCTTAGAGTGGTCTACTCCATCTGTATACGGTATAGATTACGTCATATAGGCTAGCAATCTAAAGTTTATAGCGATAGATTATAGTGTATTAGCCGAACATATAAGTCTAAGTACAGACGACCTTGCTGTTGTAGCAGAGAATGTTGATTTAAAGACAGAATAGCTTGCTGTTATAGCTCAATATGTTTCTATTGATGCGCCGTTTACTAAATTTAGAGGCTCTGTGAGCGCGACTGAATTTGCAGTTGTAAAAGATAATACGTACTATACTATCGTTGACGATAATGTAGTCAAAAACACGGATATAGACCAAACACTGTTTAGTATCTCTTAGAATACCAATTAGGGGTACGATCCCACATCTCCTGCTACAGACGTTGTGTTGAATATATGGAACCCTGGACAGCTTGAAGGCCATGAGCGAGGAACAGAGGACCAGGGTAATGGTTAGAAAGGAACTCTTACTGGCAATGAAATAGAGTACACAATAAATCCTAAGAGGATTGCTTAGAGCGCGTAGACGACATTTCAACACAGAGCAAGAACGTATGAATGTTATACGATTAATGCAACTGAGACAACTCCAGCACGAACAGAGGACGACTGGAATTATTTCAATATCGAGGATTCACTCATTCAAGCTGCTAGGTATGCTACAGGTGCTACCACTGATAATTTTAGCAATCATGAGTGTGGAACGTTTACACTACCAGACCCTCAAAGATACGCAGGTACAACAATAAGTGTATCGGTATACCCTAGCACACGAGGCTCATCAGACGCAATGTCTACAGGTGTCGGTGATGAGATTACTGTGGCAGTTGAAAATGTGGTAACGCATAGTCGTTAGTATGACTTAAATTCTAAATTTTATAATCACAATCTGACTCTAAGCGAAGATGCAGATAAAGTGTCTGTTATGTGGGCGTCTCTGATAACTAATGCAGCAACAAAACCATATGCAGGAAGAGACTATGACGATACTATAAATATTGATATAGACGAGTACCTTTTGCCAAGAAACATTGGTTACGATGAAACACTCTACGACGATTTGATAAATTTGTTCCCATAGATAAAAATAGACTAGAACAGTGTTTGGCAATTCGTAAAAGTTGTGCCATGTGATGAACATACTGCAGACACGATTCGGGCTACAAGTGATTCTAGTTTCTCGATAGATGGTATCGGTATAATATCATTAGATACAGATACTTATGACAACATTCGAACATTACGAGAAAAACTAACAGCAGGAGGATTTGATAATATTAATGATTTTAAAGATCTCGTACACGGTTTGAACAATATGTCGACATATGCTGTTGCTGGTGCAGGATAGACAGATCATATCAATAATATCATATCTAGAATAGCAGATGGTACGTCAATACATGAGAATGCTAATACACGTATTGAAAGAACCATTAACAATGCTAGCTCTCGTGTTTGTATTCTACCAACGTACTCAGGGTTCGACAGGCTGTGTGAAAACAAGCCATTGACGTTTACAGCTGTTGCAAAGAAAATTAAGAATCCGTGTGCATGGGAGGACCGTACAGTCAATAAATTCACCCCTGCTGAATTCTATTACTGGGAGATACAGTCAACGGACTTTGCTCCTGTGGTTGTATCATCTGGTATATGGTAGGCGGCATATACTCCAGCAAGTAGTGCTTCACTGGATGTGGTTGTTGGTAAAGTGTCTTATCCAGTCTTAAATAACGATCATACCATATCCGATAAAACTTTATATCAATGTGGTACCACAGCAAGAAACGCGTTTGAATAGGTTCTTGAGTAGTCAGAGGAGATGTCAAAACCTATAGTAGATGTATTACCGTTCACATAGGTATTAGCAACACTCGGATACATTCGTACTACGATGCTAGGCGACAACGATACTGCCTACCACAACAACACAGGCCTTTACTACAATGATTAGATGAGCAAGGTGGCAAAAGCTTCAGTACAGAATTATATTAACATAAACAACTAATGTTTGATATACAAGGAAGTAAAATATCCTTAAGCACAGAAGACCTAGCAATACCTCCTTTTAAGAATCATTATAACAGTTCTAAAGATAAAACACAAGCTCTAAAAGAAATAGAGTATGTTGTGTGGTTATACAAATGGAATACACCTTATATGGCGTATCCAGAGAAAGAGAGAAGTAAGAAGATAGGTCAAGACGTGTTCGGGATAGACGATTATACACCTTCTCCAGAAGTGATAGAGCTTGGTAAGCGTTTTATAGAGTTTCAAGATACTCCAGCAACTCGCTTACTAAGCGCGTCAGAATCTGCAGCAGAAGGACTTATAGCAGCATTAAACGAATACTCTAGTTGTTAGATGGACATAGATACTGCTATAAAGGTTACAAGAATATTAAAAGATGTAGGAGGCATAGTTAAGTCACTTGAAATAGCAATGACGCAAGCTAAAGCAGAACAAGCTGAAGCTGGTCGTGTTAAGGGTGGTGGAACTATAGGACTCTACGAGATATAATATGGAAGAAACAAAACGTTACGTTGTATATGGCTGCGTATCTGGAACAAAAGCCTTCGATGGAGAGCGAACATGGAACCCGACAATCCATAAATTCCTAGAAACAGGAGATCATACAGATGCGTGTATTCTTTGTGGGGCACTGACCTCTGTTTTTTCTTAGTATGGCTATTACTTTTGGATACAGAGTGAGTCCATAAACGACGGTGACAAATAATACAATTATGGTAGACTTTAATAAACATGTAAAAAATACGGACAAGTTTAGACAAAGTGCAATACACTTTCAAAAACATGGCTGTTATACATTGGCCCCTAGAGGTACTACCGATTATAAACGATTTTGGGACCAAGAAAGAGAAAGGTGTTTGAACGGTTATGTTGCTCCAGACGGAGACGAAATAACTGGATATCACTATTTCTACTTAAACTATTCTCCCATCATGAAACTTGATGAGGTTGAATATACAGATAAACACGGAAACATAAGACGTCGAAGAGAACGTATATTAGGTTTTCCTAGATTCTACGATTATGATTACTACTACTTCAATGCAATAGAAGAAGCAGAAATAACAGGAAAACATATGGCCGTGTTGAAAGCACGTCAACGTGGATATTCGTTCAAAGGGGCATCTATGTTGGTACGTAACTATGAGCTAATAAAAGGCTCAAAGAATTTTGCTGTAGCATCAGAACAGAAGTACTTAGTGGGAGACGGTCTCCTTACGAAAGCTTGGCAAATAATGGACTTCTGCGATAAGCATACAGCATGGGCTAAATCCAGATTGACATCTACCAGAATGGAGAGAGTATCTGGTTTTAAAGTAAAAGATGAATTCGGTAAAGAAACAGAACAAGGTTACTTATCTAGTATAGTAGGTATAACGCTTAAAAATGACCCTGAAAGAATCCGTGGTACTCGTGGTAAACTAGTACTCTGGGAGGAGGGCGGTAAATTCCCAAATCTGTTGACAGCATGGCGTATAGAACAACCTGCTGTGGAAACAGATAATGGTGTCGCATTCGGTACGATGATAGCCTTCGGTACTGGCGGTACAGAAGGTGGTTCGTTTGATGGACTGAAAGAACTGTTCTACAAACCGGATGCATACAATGTACTGAGTTTTCCTAATATATGGGACGACAATGCAGAAGAGACTAAATGTGGTTTCTTTGTTCCGTCGTGGAGTAATATGGACGCCGTAGATGAGAATGGTAAACTCTTATTCATGGATGATGATGGCAACTCATATAAAGATCTTGCTATAGAGGAATTAATCAACCAAAGAAACAAGATTAAAGATGGGGGTGCTAGTTAGTCGTCAATAGACCGTTTTATATCAGAACGTCCTATAAAACCACAAGAAGCAGTACTTGAACTTGGTAAAAATATATTTCCTAGAAAGCTTCTGATGGATTAGCTTACGAGAATTCGTACAAACAAGAAATTGTAGAGTATGAAGCACATAGTGGATCTGTCTTGGTCAGATGGTAAAGTGATGGCTCACGAAAAGAAGAGTGGAGACATTACAACATACCATCTTAAGAAAGACGATAAGCCGGAAGGTTCTGTAGTAATTTGGGAGTATCCTGTTCAAGACCCACCATTTGGACTATACATAGCTGGATGTGACCCCTATGACCATGATGAGTCGTTCACCAATTCATTAGGATCTACTTTTATATTTAAACGTGTTCAAGCAGGAGAAGCTTGGCAAGACGTAATAGTAGCTGAATATTCTGGTAGACCAGCAACTGCGGAAGAATACTACGAAAACGTAAGAAAACTTTTAGTATTCTATAACGCAAGATTGTTGTTTGAGAATGAACGTAAAGGAATATATCCATACTTTACAAACAAACACTGTGATTATCTCTTGGCGGATTAGCCAGATAAGGTCATATCAGAAGTCATAAAAGACAGTAGAGTATAGAGACGTAAAGGCTGTCATATGACAAAACAGATTCGAGCATACGGAGAAGGATTAATACTAGAATGGATGATGGAGGAGTATGAACCAGGCCATCCGAACCTAGAACGTATATACAGCGAGCCGCTAATAGAAGAGCTCATTGAGAACGATGGTATAAAGAACGTCGATAGAGTCATAGCACTGTGTATGGTGATGATGTATCGAGAAGAGTTAGTTCAGGTTAAAGTGTCAGCTGCACAAGAAAAAAACAAACAGGTTGAACTATTTAGTATTCCGTTATTTAGCGAACGGTACTGGAATTCATATTAACAGTAGTTCGCCAATTAATTAAACAATATGGTAGAAGATAATTTATATAATTCACGATTTCCACAACAGAAGTTACCGCTATCAAAGAAAACCGAGAAGTGGCAACATGATTGTGTAAATTACATAATAGGCGAAGGGAACATTGTTTCTGGAGGCCAGACATATACAAAGTTTGGCGAATTACAGGTATACTACGATTTATACAATAGCATATTCGACGAAAAGGATTTTAAACGTGTAACCAACCCGTTTAAGATCGAAGAAGGATTTCCAGCAGTACCGCAGGACTTTAACATAATTCGACCAAAGATAGACCTACTTATCGGTGAAGAGACAAAGAGACCTCTCAACTTTAGAGTGGTTAGAACATCGCAAGAAGCTACATCTGAACTGATGGAGACTTAGAAACAACTTGTGATGAATTATGTTCAAGCTGCGATCACATCTAAAATGAGTCCTGAGGAAGCTATGCAATTCTAGCAACAACTTCAAAGTGGTGAGATAATGCCCCCTGAAGAGATTGCTAAGTACATGGACAAGGATTACAAAGACGTTGTTGAGAATACAGCATATCACACTCTTACATATCTCAGAGAACGTCTTAATATGGATAACGAGTTTATAAAAGGCTGGAAGGATGGTTTGATTGGTGGAATAGAGGTGTACTATGTTGGAGTACTTAACGAAGAGCCTTATATGGAGCGTGTTAACCCCATGTATTTCTCTTTTGATAAGAGTCCTGACCTAGAGTTCATAGAAGATGGCTCATGGTGTTGTCGTAGAATGAGACTACCAATAGCTGAGGTTTACGATAGATATTATGATAAGTTGTCTGACAAAGACCTCAATAAGCTTGAGGAGATGATGAATCAAGCTTCTGCCAATAATCTCGGTGAGAAAGATCCGATAGACAATTTTAAGGGCATACAATTGCATATCTACGACAATCCAGTATTTGATGAAAAGAGTCAGCATTGCGTAAATGTATGGCACTGTTGCTGGAAGTCGTTTAAGAAGATTTTCTATGTCACTACAATGGACGAGCAAGGTGTTGCTTAGACAGATATTGTAGATGAGACATTCAAACCATTTGGAGACGAAGTATCTGTTGAACCAGGTTGGATCATCGAGGTATGGGAAGGATATAGATGTGGTAATGATTTATACTTTGGTATACAACCATTGGAATATCAACACGTATCTATTGACAACCCTAATTCGCAAAAACTTCCGTATACAGGAGCTGTGTATAGTAACACTAACTCCAAACCAAGGTCTCTTGTGAGTATCCTCAAACCGTTGCAGTATATGTATATTGTATTGTGGTATAGATTGGAACTTGCATTAGCTAGAGACAAAGGTAAGATTATAACAATGGACGTTACACAGATTCCTAAGTCTATGGGTATAACTACTGAAAGATGGCTGCATTATCTATCATCTGTAGGTGTAAACTTCGTAAACCCATATGAAGGTAATCCTGGCGATCCTAGCGGTAGCAGAGCTGCTTCATTTAATCAATTTGGTCAAGCAGATCTTACGATGAGCAATGTTATCGGTGAGTACATTCAGCTGATGGATAAGATAGAGCAGCTTGCTGGAAGTATCTCTGGTGTTACTACACAGCGCGAAGGTTCAATTAGTAGCTCAGAGCTTGTTGGTAATGTTGAAAGATCTGTTATACAATCTTCTCATATTACAGAACCTTTGTTCTGGTTACATAATCAGTGTAAGCGTAGAGCAATGACAATGCTACTTGATACTGCAAAAGGAGTATGGCAAGAAACAGGCAAAAGCAAGCTTAGCTACGTGTTCGATAACGGAGAACGTGCCTTTATAGATATCGTAGATAAGTTCTACTATGAGGATGTTGATGTATTTGTAAGCGACACTTCTAAGGACGTAGAGAACATCAACAAGCTTCAACAGCTTATATAGCCTGCTATGCAGAATGGTGCTAGTCTTCTTGAAGCTGCAGAAGTTCTTACTAACGACAACTTCAACATACTTAAACAGAAGCTTAAAGATATGCAGACTCGTCAAGAACAGCTTCAACAGCAACAACAACAAGCAGAGGCAGAACAGCAGCAAATGCTCCAGCAAATGTAGAACGAAGCTAAACAGCAAGAGCTCATGTTACAGGAAGCACAGATGGATCTGCAAAGATATCAGATAGATCAGGATAATGCTACTAGAATAGCTGTAGCTCAGATATCAGCATATCGTGGTACTGAAGATAAAGATGCTGATCAGAACGGAATACCAGATCCTGTAGAGCTTGGTAATCAGGCTTTACAACAGCAGAAGATCGACAGTGATGCTTATACTAAACGATACGAAGCTAGACAAAAGCGTGAGATAGAGGATTAGAAGATTAAGCTCGAGCGTGAAAAGATGGAGCACGAGTCAAAGCTGCAGAAACAGAAAGATGACGCAGCTATGGAACGTGAAAAGTTGAAAGCACGTACAGCTATACGTAATAAGACTGCGGGAGAGAAATAATATGAGACGTTCTTATAAAAAACCAATCAGAAAATATAAGGGAGGTAAAGCTGCTCGTGAACGATTTAGGGATCAGCAGCTTAACGACTCTATCATGCATCTGATGAGAAACGGATGGGGTGTCAACGCAATCTCTGGAGCATTAGGAAACGCTTTACACGAATCTAGTGACTGGAGAGGACGTTTTAGAGGAGACTTAGATCCTAACATTACAGAGAAATAGTATTCGGGGCTGTTCATGAATCTCCCTAACGCACGACAAGCGATAATCGATGCTACAGGCGGATATTCTTTGGAAAATCAGCTTGATGCAGCAAACATGTTTGCAAACGGATAGCTTCCTAGAAACATATTTGTAGGATCTGGGAGATACAGTAAGCAGGGATATAGTTCACCAATAGAAGCTGCTAGAGCGTGGGAGAAACATTATGAGCGTTCTGGTAAGCAAGGTATGGAAGACAGATTGGCAAAAGCACAAGAAGTTAGAGATTATATACTTGCAAATAAAGATATATACGGTCGTATGTTCAACCAAACAATACCTGTGCGTAACGGAAGCGGTTTCGATATGCCTTGGGTTAACGCTAATGAAAGAGAATAGATTGCTGGTATAAATCCAGATGGCACAATAAGGACATACAACCAAGATACAAATACATATTCTTCCAGAGAACTAGAACTTCCAGAGATTATAGTCAGACCTTCTATAATCAGAAAGCCACAGACTACCATGTAGACGTTTAACAACTTAGCACCTTGGAATGAATAATTATGGAGAGTCCTAAAAGAAAAGCTTAGAAAATCAGAGACTACAGACGTCATCGTATGATGAGACTTCTAAACCGTCGTAAAGCTACTGCTCAAGAGGCTATGTCTGAAATAGCTGAGAGGGAGTTGATGCGTAAGTTACGTATCACCCCTCTTAAGAAGTTTGAGGATGGTAAAGACGCCTTGCTGTCTAGTACACCAAAGCTTAGCAATGTCCCAAAACTTAATTTTGACGCACCTGTTATAGAAGAAGAAATAAAGCCTAAAAAAGAAATTCCTGTAGAACCCATAAAGCAAAGGGAGCCTATAATTCCAGGACTTTAGCCGCAACAACTAATATCTGACTCTAGATTTTCTAGAAGCCACCCTATCTTTAAAGACGAATACGACTATATGAATAGCGATGCGTTTTTGACAAGAGTTAAAAAAATGACTGCCAATAACGATAAGGCGCGAATATTAGCAACTAATATGCGTAATGGGTTGTATTACACAAAGCTTCCAAATGAAGCCTTTTATGACTATACGAGTAATTCCCAAAACAGCGGGTATAGGATGATGGAATCCGGACCGTATATTCACAATATATACTACGGTAGGGTTAATGATGTTCCTGGATTTACAAAAAGAAGTGTTATTGCGCATGAGTTAGGACATTCTATTTATGATATGAATAAATAGGGATCACTGTTAGATTATCACCTATTGTCCCCACAATACATAAGTGTTTTGCAAAGAGGTCGTCATAAAACACCAGTCTCTGACGAAACCGTGAGACATGACCACTAGGATGGAGAACGTATTGCAGACATACGAGCTCTTCAACAACAGGCGAAAGATGCGGGCATATGGGACAAGACAACAGGAGTTGATATGACACCAGAAATGTATAATAAGCTTAAACAAACATATCCAGATCACAGGTCTTTTGATATGTGGAACGATGAGGATTTGAGGTGGTTGATAAACACTACTGCACAAATACAGCCTGTTAAAAACAACATCTATTATGCGTGATACCATGGAACGAAAAAAAATTAACGCTAAAAGCAATCGAAGATACTCTTGTGGAGATAATGGATGCATATCCATTCGAGGATTACGAGATATGGATTACTAGACAACTTACTCCTCAATAGATTAAAGAAGAACTAGATAAATGCAAAATACTAAAACTGACAAACAAACAATCTGCGTAAATGGAATGTGCTACACAATGAGCTTTCAAGATTGGAACAACATACGTAGATGGCGAGATGACGCTGAAAAACATTTCCCTAAGAAATAAACTTGTGCAGGGTTCGACTCCCTGCACCGAGAACTAATTAACAACATACTAATTATACATTATAATTATGCCAAGAAAAAAGAAGAGTGATCTGTCACAATTCGAAGATCTCCTCAAGAGTGTTGGTTACGATAACGTAGAACAACATGAAGGTGTAACAGACGTTACCCAGGATATATTCGACGACGATGACATTGAAAACTTAGATCCAGAAAACCAGACCAGTCCTGTACAACAGACTGAGGAGGTTGACAATCAACAGGCAACAGAAGATCCACTAGAGGACCATTCTGAGATACCTGAAGATGTATTAAACAGACAGTCCGAACAACAGACCAGTGAGGGTCTCGGCGAGTAGAACGATGATGACAATGTACAAGAAGTAGATCCTACAGAAGCTACTAACATTGGCGCGTTCTTTGACGCATTCGCTGAGGAACTCGGTTGGGATGTTTCCGATGATGAAAAGCCTAATACTGTAGAAGGCTTAGTAGATTATATCGGGTCTGTGATAGAACAGAACAGTACACCAAAGTATGCTGATGATCGTATCGCACAACTTGACAATTATGTTAAGAACGGTGGCCGTTTCGAGGATTTCTATCAGAGACAGCAAGATGCATTGTCTTTAGACAACTTAGACATCGAGGACGAATCTAATCAGAAAGCAGCAGTTCGTGAACTCTACCGCTTGCAAGGATACAATGACGAACAAATATCCCGCAGAATAGAGCGTTTTGAGGACGCAGACATGCTGGAAGAAGAAGCTCAGGATGCTGTTGAAAGACTGCGTACAATTCGTACACAACAGCTTGAACAAGCAAGACAACAGCAGGAGCAAGCAAGACAAGCTCAAGAGGCACAGGCTAGACAATTTATGGAAGACCTTACAGGTAGTATAAATAACCTCGATAACATACGTGGTATTAGTATACCTAAGCAAGATCGTAAAGCATTGTACGACTACATAACAAAGGTAGATGCAGACGGTCTTACACAATACCAGAAAGACTTTAATTCTAATATGGTAAACAACCTCATTGAGTCTGCATACTTCACAATGAAGGGTGATGCCCTCCTTGGTGAAGCAACACGCAGCGGTCGCACATCTGCTGCAAATAAGCTTAGAACAATGTTACGACATACAAGCACGAATCACTCGCGCTACAATGTCCAAGAAGACAAACAGCGTTCAGTTGTAGATATAGCGTCACAATTCTATAATTGAGCCTAATGTAATAATATATGAATAATACACTTTTGAATAACCTCCAACTGTATCGCGGTAAGCGTTTTAGCGATCTGGTTGATGAGAACATGATTTCTAACGCACTCCTGTCTCGTCCACACGAGGTGGCAGGTCTGCTTTCTCTTGTATTTGGTACAAAGGACGATGGTGTATCAACAGCCATCGATTTGATTACTGGCGGTATCGGTAAGACAATGGTCATCGATAACCGTGAGTTTGAGTGGCACGTAATGATCGATTCAGATCATGCTGTGAACATTCGTTATGCTAAATGGAATGGTCAAGAGATCACTTCTAGTGACATCGACAATTCAACTCCTGGTGTAAACGGCACACCTATCTACCTCGGTCTCGAGGAGAAGTGGTTTGGTCCAGGTGCAATCCTTTCTTTTGACAATATTAACTTCCAGGTACGTGTGAACGGTACTCCTTATCAGGACGGGTCTACTTGGGTATATGAGTGTTATGTTGCTGATGGTTTCGCTGGCTCTTATATTCCAGCTGAGTATCTCCTCCCTGGTCGTCAGGTAAGCCGTGTAGGCTCTGCTTATGAGGAGTACAGTGATGAAGCAGATATCATCAACTATCAGACACCGTTTAAGATGCGTAACCACCTGCAGACTCTCCGTCTGACTTACGATATAACAGGTGATGCATATTCTACGGTGCTCGCTATTGCACTGAAGGATCCTGAGACCGGTAAGAGCTCTTATCTCTGGGCTGATTATCAGTACTGGAAGGCTCTTCGTGAGTGGAAGAAGCGTGAGGAGACAGCTCTTCTGTTCTCTAAGAGCAACCGTAATGCCGACGGTACTTACGGTCTGAAGGGTACAAATGGACGTCCTGTTCCTACGATGTCTGGTCTGTTCGAGCAGATTTCTCCAGCTAACGTACGTTACTACACAACTCTTACGGCTGAGTTGCTCGAGGATTACCTCTTCGATCTGTGTTACAACCTCATCGGCACTAACGAGCGTAAGTTCATGGCTCTGACTGGTGAGATGGGTATCCGTGAGTTCGATCGTATTCTCCGTGAGAAGGCTGCTAGCTTCAACCTGATCGATACTACATTCGTAAGCGGTTCTGGTCAGAACCTCACTCTCGGTGGTCAGTTCACAACTTATAAGATGACCAACGGTATCGAGCTGACAGTTAAGCACTGCCCTCTGTTCGACAACATGGAGATGTTCCGTCAGCTGCACCCGATCACAGGTAAGCCATTGATGTCTTACACATTCCTCTTCGTTGATCTCGGCCAGCGTGATGGTCAGGCTAACATTGTTAAGGTTTGTCGTAAGGGTCGTGAGTTCGTTCAGTGGACGACTGGTGGTTCTGTAATCCCAAGCGGTTACGCTAACAACATTAACACACTACGTTCTAACAGCCGTGATGGCTACCAGGTACACTTCCTCGGTGAGGAGGGTATCATGCTCCGCAATCCTCTGTCTTGTGGTATCCTCTACTGTGATGCTGATGACACAGAGATCAAAAACGAAGCAACTGGTATGACGATGGCGTGATAAATTAAGAAATATACAATGTTCAACCTCCCTCTTCGGAGGGAGTGCTTGACATTGCAACTCACTAATTTAATATTATGGTAGTTGAATTAAAGATTAAAAAGAAACAACCTTGGGCAGGTTTAATTAAGTATAAGGCTTGTTTTGATTATATTTCGCCTTACTTTACTCGCTCAGGTTCTTTGTACACTGGGTTAACTCCCGAGGACGAGACAAAGTACGAGAAGGCATTAGGTCTTGCAGAAGGAACTCTTGCTAAAAGCAGTCCATATTGGACAACATTCTGTGTAAAAGTTGGCGCACGTGGTGTTATACTTGACGATAGTATTCCACGTCAGGAGATGATAATTAAGTTCCTTAGCGGACATAAACGTGTAGCGACATCACTTGAGAAGTTTACGGCTGGTAAAGACTACCTGCTGATCAACAGACAGGCCGAGGCTATTGAGCAGAATAGGATTAATAAACAACGTCGTGATGCTATCAAGGAGTTCGATAAGTTGTCATTGGATCAGATGCGTAAGGCACTCAGGATACTTGGCGTTAAGTCTGATACGATGTCTAATGAATTAGTTGAATCAACGCTATTCAATCTTGTAGATAAGCAGCCGCAGAAGTTCTTTGAGAAGTGGGTCAACAATAAATCAAAAGACACAGAGTTTATACTTGAGGATGCTATAGCCAAAGGGGTCATTCGTAAGACAAAGACTCAGTACTACTATGGTACAGAGTTGTTCGCAGATTCCCTTCAGGATGCAATAGCATATCTTGACAGCAAGAAGAATCAAGATCTGAAGCTTTCAATCATTAATCAGATTGAAAATAAGTAATTGACATTAATATGACGCATGACGATATATTTAAAAAATATCTGATAGAGTATGACAAGGCTAGTGTAACAACTTCCTTTCCATCTCATACAGACTACGAAATCGCTACGATTTTGGATAAAGCTTATTTAGCACTGATTGCACAGAAGTTTACTGGTAACAACGCACGCAGTGCAGCATTTGAATCAGATGCTAAAGCTGTAGAAGACGTGCGTCCATTGATAAAAAGACGTCAGTTAACAGAAGATTTATCTGTACAAGATAAAGCCTCTAATGAATTCGTATTCACACTCCCGTCAGATATGTTGTATTACGTAGACGGAAGTGTTTCATTTACGCCATCTGTTTCGTCATTAGACAATAAGGATCACTCCGTGTTCAACATGTATCCTTTATCACACGCAGCAGCTTAGCAATACAAGGCTACTGCTACGAATTTACCATGGATAAAGAACCCTGTATGTTACATGGAAGGCGACACGTTGCGTGTGTTAATAGACATGTACTTATATAAACAAAAACATGTAGATCCTTCACCACTTACACCAGGAACACCTGTTGCTTGTAGTGTTACGTATATCTCTATACCGAATAAATTCGTAGATGATTATGTAGCTAAAGACTCGACGTTTGAATTGAACGACAGTATGGCGGAAGAGTTGATAGATTTAGCTATTATAATGAGTCTCGAAGTTGTAGAGTCCCCACGTTTAAACAATAAAATAAATACATCTAAGGCAGAAGCATGACACAAGAACAAACACGACAACTAGGAATTGAGTTTGAAAGGAGATTGCAATTAATCTACCCTTAGACGGCTGTAAATAAACTGGACACAGATACGATTTATTCGTTTTTAAGCGAATATCAGACTCAATATATAAAGCAACTTATTAGTACAACGGATCAACTTTAGAGCAACACTCAAGCGAATAGCACAATCCAAGATTATTTAAAGTCTTTGATAAAGCATAAAATCTTAGTACATCCATATCATGATGCAGGATTGGACTTTGACTCAGACCAAGACGCATGGGGAGATGTCCAATGTAAGTCATACTTATTACCAGAAGATTACTTCAAATATATAAGATCTTCTAGTGTTGTGAGTAGGACATACAAACGTCCTTAGACAGACAATGAGGAACTGCGTCTTATACCTAACAAACTAATAAAGCAACAAGACGTTGCTAGCGTGTTACAGAAGCCATACAATGAGGGCTCTGTCATACGTAACCCATTAGTCGTATTGGAGCACAAAGATGCAGATCACATAAAAGTATTTTGTGATGTATATACATCTCTTGCTGGATTGGATGTTACATATTACGTAATGCCATACGCATTCAATGTGTTGAATTACGATGATGAAGATTTGTCTGCTGGTGCGGTACACAGTACGTGCAGTTTACCTTATACAAGTTTCGATGAGCTTGTAAACGGAGCTGTAATGTTATACACAACATACGCATCTGATGTAGATTTACAGAAGAGTGATGCATCTAGAAAAGCACTAAAGAACTTGACTGGAAACGATAAGGAGGGTAAACAATGAGAAGGATTGACATATTAACATCGTTCGAAACAGAAATAAACAAACTGAACGACGAAGTATCAAAGCCTGCTACTGATGATTCTTTATTTTGGCTCAATCAAGGCGCTAACAAGTTTGTAAAACTTAGATTTAACGGAGATTTTGCACATAAGACTGGATATGAACAAACAGAAAAGCGTAGAGCAGATCTTATTAAATTGTTCAGATCTGTAGATTATGATCTCGCAAAAATAGACGAGAGTAAACCTTCTTACGATTTATACAAAATAAAGTATCCAGAAGATTTCATGTATGCTTTGAACGAAGATGTTGTGATAACAGACTTAAACGACGAACATGAATTAGATACATGTGTGTTTGAGTGTACACAAGATTCGTTTATGTACAGAGTAAATAATTCTCTGACTGACTTTCACTATAGGTCACATAGAGCCAGACCTATTCGTACTAGAAACAGCGAAGGATGTTTGTTGTTGACAGACAAAAAATATAAAATAAAGAAATATACACTCGGTTATTTAAAAGCACCGAGCGAAATAACATTAGGCTCTAATCCCGCCGTTGATGCATTTGAGGAGTATGAAGATTTTGATGATGCTACAATGTACGAGATAATCAAGATAGCAGCACAGATGTATCTGGAGAACCAGAAAGATGAGCGCTATCAAACAATCACTGCAGAAGTGATGACACAAGAATAATAATTTTAACGTGGAAACCCCAGCCCTTTAGGTAGGGACTAGTGCTCCCGCAGAGTGGACACTTGCCGTATAGGGGGAGTAGAAAAAATTAATATAAATATGATTACATACGTAAATACCGTATTAGTAGGTAAAGCTGCTGGCGTAGCTACTATGACCGATGGCGCTGGCATAACAACGTCAGACGCTGGCAAGTTCGTTATCGTAGATAACACTAACAACAGTGTTAAATCTAGCACTGCAGGTGATGCAGAGCGCATTCGTATCGGCCTTGTAACAAACAAGACTACTACACTTGTAACTAAGAGCAATGGTGTTGTATCAACAACTCAGGTTCCTGTTATCAGGTGGTCTAACTGGATTCATCAAAACGCCATTAAGTCTTACAACGCCAAGACTTATACAGCTTCTACACAGGATTCAGTTGAGATCGACTTCACTAATGCTACTATAACAGATCTTCAGGGTAACCGTATCGTTGTACGTCTGACATTCAAGGATCTTCCAACTCGCTTCCGTAAGTGGACCGAGTCTTATGAGATTCTCGTAGGCGCTTCTGACACAGTTGCAAACATTGCTACTAAGGTGGCTAATGTTATAAACAAGGAGTATAAGAGAGCACGTGTATCTGCTGTTGCTAGCAACGCTAAAGTTACTGTTACAGCACTTCCTTACACAGACGACGTAACTGCTGACACAATCAATGTAGCAAACTATGTTCGCTTCTCTGTTAACATGTGGTATACAAAACCAGAAGCTGCTGGTTTCGCATCTAAGAACAAGTATTCTGTTGACGGTGCTGTTATCACTAAGACACCAGGTAAGATCTATGCAGGTGATGTTAAGCTCGTTCGTGATGCTGAGGCTCAGGCTATGGGTTACGAGGGAATCCTCAACCGTGGTGAGTGCACATGGCCTATTATCAAGCCAGACATGAACGTAGACATGACTAAGAACTACGATACGATCACTCTTGAATTCGAGAACAAGTACGATGCTGCTGACGACATCAAGCGTAACACTAAGCAGACTGTACAGTTGTTCGACGTAACTTCTACTGGTGCATACACGACTCTTAAGGGTATTCTTGACGCATTTGTTCAGGGTGAGCACTCTAACGTAGTACTCGGTACTGCTACTGACGAAGACAACGCCTGATCGTTAAATAACAACTAATATGGACATAAGAATTGGGAATGACATCTGTATGCAGATTCATACAGATTATTTATCAGACGTCTCTAATTACGAAATAGTAGACGTTAGAGCTGAACTTATCTGCAGCTTGCATAAGCATCACAAATGTTGTTGTGATTGCAAACCTGATTTCTTTAGGTCCACAATGTATACTTTACGTGGTATAGGCCATGTTTAGTATTACACACAACCGTTCAACTGTGTGGGTAGAAAACACCCACACTTTGAGCGCGTTATGACAAAGGACCTAGAAATACCTAGGGATTATAGTGACAATACAGTAAAGGTGTACTTTAAAGCTAGGAGACAGCATTTCTGTGGTACATACAGTCTTGTGCTCCATATTATGGTCAAGAACTCTGGTTACGGAATTTATAACAAGAAGACATATACATTTGATTTTTGTGATATATTCAACCTAGTGAAGAATGACGCTGAAAGCGACACCTCTGATACAACAATAGACCTTCCAAACTCGTATCGAAGTAAAACATCTTGCTACATAGGAGCAGGTAAATTTTCTGACGTGTTCACACAAGATTATGAGGATTTTAATCACACAAATAGAATCTCGTCCAAAGGTACTGTGCAAAATCCTTTATTTAAGTTGAACACTACAGGAGGACATGATGGTCTACTTATTCGTGCTCCATTTGGGTACATTCCAACAATAGGCATGAGTGATGAAGATGGTGTTACAATATATCCTTAGATTTAGTACGTCGGTACAGACAGCATTTACGACTACTATATAATTCCTATAATATACGATCGTATAAAAATATTATCAGTAGATTTAAATTATGACAAATAACGTAACAAGAATTACACCAGGTCTTATTGATTTTCGTGAGGTTCGATCTGTTGATCAAGACAAAAAGTACACATATTATCCAAACGTAGATTACATGTATGGCCCATATAACTCTCTTGAAGATGCTTATGCAGCACTTTCACAGCAAACGGATAATATAGGTGCTACGGCTCTCGTAAAAGGTAAAACTATTGGTGTTATAGAAGAAGGTAAAATTGTTGAATATTGGTTCGAATCAGATCCTGTTGATGCCACAGCTGGATATCAAGTTACAGACTTGGTGAAGAAGGATAAATACGATGGCAGTATAGTTGTTGATACGTATTCTAAATAGCAAATAGATGACAAAATACAAACTACAACAGTAGCTTTGAGTAGTAACATATCAAAAGTTTCTGTACAAGACTCTCGTAGAGCATATTTGCTGCATCTTACAGACAACAATCTTTTGCCAGATAGCGCTTCTTTGTACACTTGGACAATAAGCGATAATGTGAATCTTTCTATAGTTGACGATACTACATATACGGATTGTAATGCAATCTCCTGTTTTGGAGGCAGTACAGGAACCCCGTTTATCAGTTGCCCACGTTTTGTGATTCCAAAAAATACTGCGGGTTATTATACATTCAGTTTTTACTTGTCTGGAGATGATTCTGGTATAAGTATGGAATGGGGAGGTCTTGACGATTATATGACTGTTTCTGGTAGTGGTGAAGGAGAAGAAATCATCCATGCGACAGTAGATGGAACTGACTACTCTAATCTTGGAGACTTCTTGAACGCTGCTGATAATATTAATACAATAGGAAGACACGTGCTGACAGTTTACCTAAACATACCAACGAACTCAAATGTCGCTATAACAGAGCTTGGTATGGAAATCGATGTAAGCCAAGGTGATACTACGAAATTTTATAAACCGAATTTTAGCAGAACTAGAGAAGTTACTCCTTGGCAACCAACGTAATTAAGAAACATACGCCGACGGGCGATAAACGTAATATTGTTTAATTTAAAACTTAATTTTTATGGACGAGAAAATTAATATTTTGCCAGCAGTAGGTGGTACCGATTCTGCTACTGCGATGGCTATGATGAACAACAACCCTTGGATGTACCTTGTAATGCTTGCGTTATTCGGAAACGGTGGCTTTGGCAACAGAAACAACGGTATTCTTGATGTTGAGACACAGAGTAAACTTAACAGTTTGCAGACACAGATCAACGATAACAACAACAACCAATGGGCAAGAGAGGCTATCTAGGGCAACACGTTCGCAATTAGCCAGCTTTCGCAAAATCTTAATGTTGACTACAACGCTCTTACACAGGCCATTAATAGTGTAAATGCCGGAATAGCTCAGCTTGGAGCTGCTAACGGCATGGGTTTTGCTGGTGTAACTAACGCAATTAATCTTGGCAACCTGAATTTGATTCAGTAGTTGAAGGATTGTTGCTGCGCTACACAAAAGCAGATCCTTGAGCAGGGATATTAGGGACGTATAGAGACAATCAATCAGACGAACGATCTGTCTACTGTAATGCGCGCCGAGAGTGGCCTTGTGCGTGCAGAAGTCGCTACATTCCGGCAAGCGTGGGAAAATGCTCGTTATCAAGACGTTGTTGCAGAGAAAGCGAGATTGCAGACCGAATTAGATCTGCTTCGTTCACAGAACACTACTGCTGCAGCATTGCAGACATATGTAAGTCCTTTGCAACAAGAATTTACTCAGCTGAAGTATCAGATGCAGAACTTCTTTAACACCTATAGTGCTTCTAAGACTGCTTCTGCTTCAACAACAAATGCTTAAGTGAACAATTCTAAACTGGCGGGGAGGATACTCTCCGCCTTTTTAGTTTATATTAATTAATATGACGTTTAGAAATTTAACACCGGGCAGCATTGTACATGTGTTAGTAAAAGGTGAGCCCATTGAATATAAAGAAGGAACAGTAGTAAGTGTTGGTACACCTAGAATGGAAGTTCCTAGTTTTAATCCAAATTAGTTTCCAATGTAGAGTAAACCTGCAACTCAGGTAGTAGATGTCACTTATACTGTAGATGGTAAGAATATTACTGATGCAGTAGACGTTACGGCTAATGTATTTCAGACAGATAAACTCGGCTCTATTGCATTAGTTGCTACAGATAAACAAGATATTGTTAGAGAATTACATGCTACGTTGAATGTCAGTGAGGGTTATCTTAAGGATGTTGAGAAGCATGAGAAGAGAGTTGCTGAGTGTAAGGAGTTGATAGGAGAACTTGACACTGCTTATAATGAAAAGCAGCAATTAGAGAAGCGCTTTTAGAGATTAGAAGAAGAGTCCGCTGAGACACACAAGTTGTTAAAAGAATTAATAGAAAAAATAAAATGAACACGAAGGAAGAATTTCTGAAGATATACGACACGATTATATCTTCAAATGATTATAGTAAAATGCATACACTTGGTGACATAACCAAGAAGATGATGACTAAGTTTATAGAAGTGTATCCACAGCAAGCGAAAGAATATATAGAGGTACTACAATCTGTAAATTGGGATAATTATATTACGGCTAAAGAAGCTGAGGAAATTCTTTCTAAAATGGAGCCGAAGCCGACATGGTCTAAACCTGTATGGGAGAACCTTCTATAGAAATTACAGCTTACTGACGAACATTTCCCGTGCTACAATAAGTGTGCGTTGTATATAGCAATGTGTATGGTCGATTCAGATAGTGGACATACTATTGCATACATAACAAAACAACCATACGAGGTTATTAAAAATACAGATGAATATTTTACGTACGTATATAAGTTGGCTGTAGACAAATTGACCGATAAAGACGGTGTGTTCAATATACGTAAATATTTCAACTTATAATTATGATAGATAAAGAAATATACATAGGGACAGCTACGCCTAAGTCAAAAGAAGTTGTTTGGATACGACCTCTGAGAGATGGTGGAGTGTCTCTTTATGCATATGCACACAATAAGTGGCAAGCATTAAAGATGGTCGACGGAAAAGGCACATTGCCTGTAGATGACGACGATGCAATAAATCTGATGTCTAAGGAAGACATTCTCGATGCGTTAGATGCTGTAACAGGTCTTGATGCAGAAACAATAGAACAACTAAAAGAACTCCTTGAACAGGTTGGTAGTTTAGCTGATAAAGCAGATGGAATTGCATATGATTCTACGAACAAATTAATAAAACTTACTAGCAACGGTACTACATTAGCATCCATAGACGCATCAGATTTTATTGTAGACGGAATGGTAGAATCTGCAGAGGTTAAGGATGTTGTTATATCCGGAGAGACTGTGAAGTGTTTGGTTATAACATTCAACACAGACGCTGGGAAAAACGATGTAAATATTCCAATTACAGACTTTTTTGACGCTAGTAAGTATTATACTAAAACACAGACTGACGAGCTGATGAGTCATTGTGTGACAGAAGGTGATAATAATTTTAATTATGTAAAGCTGTCCAACGCATTAGATTCGTCTCTATACACATAGTTTAGCCCTTCGAAAATATCTATACGCGGTGTAAACGCTGCCGATGATTCAACTGGTATTGACATAACAACTGACAGAATTAATTTTGGATTTGTAAAAGATTCGTTGTTCTATTAGTACCCCCTGCAGCTCTCTTCTACAAGTTCGACAAGTTCACCTCGCCTCAAGTTCGACAATAAGATTCTTGCATATATAGAGGATATTCCGTAGAAATAGATGATGCCTAGTGCAAGCTCAACATTATCAGGAAAAATCTATCAGTATATAGGCGAAACCACACAATCATTTACACATGGATATTTCTACGAATGTGTGTACAATGGTAGTGCATATCGTTGGGAACAGCTCTATATACAACCAAGCGTAGCGTATACAGCAGGAAGCAATATTAGTATTGTAGGCAATACTATAAATGCGACGGATACCACTTATAGCGAAGCTACAACAAGCACTGCAGGCCTCATGTCAGTTTCTGACAAAGTAAAACTTAATAGCATAAACAATGGTGCGAAAGTTTCAGGGATAACAATGAATGGTTCATCTGTTACAGTTGATGCTAACGGTGTAGTAAACCTAGGCACTGTCCTAACAGCACATCAGGATATCAGCAGAAAAGAAGATAAAATAACGCTTTCGGGTATTTCTGGTTCAAGTAACATAGATTTATCACCACAAGTTAACTATTGTTATCCAATAACAAACGTTGTTAACACTCTTACAATAACGCTTAATCGTACTTCCGTTATAGGAGCTACAACAATTATCTTCACTACAGGTTCTTCACACAACATTACGTTTTAGCCTGGATCAGGTGTAACTATAAAATATCAAAAAGGTATATCTTTTGCAGCAAACACATCCTATGAGATTAACTGTTTGTGGATTGGTGGAGAATGGATAGTTGCAGTAAACACTCTATCCGATACATTAGGAGGGTAAGCTATGAGTACATTAACAACAAGAAGAATGGTTGTCAGACCCTCTGACAGTGGAAGTGCTGCTGGAGATATTGTGTGGATATTAAGTTATGAGGACCTTATTCCAGGTAATCGTCAACTTGTCACAGACGGAGCCTATAATTATATATCTGATGAGTATGTGTCGGGTGATGCTTTTTCTATGATAATAGGTTGCTCGGGCTCAGTTAGTGTGAGCGACTTGTCGTTTAACGGAACATACGGGGACGACATAACGGTATATGACACCACTGATTCTGTAGAAAGGGAGTGGCCAGAATGGGTAGAAGGTTATACTTGGTACACTGTAGAGTTTAGTATATACCATAATACAGATAGTTGGTACGAGATTATAAACAACAGTACACAAACAAGGGTAAGGGTGAATTACGCTATATCAGGGATGTCTGAACCGTTACCTATGTATTTCAGACCAAATAGCACTACTGATGATTCAGTAAATCCAAGAACTGATTCTGATACTTTTTATATAGGAGATTTAGCAAATTTGGATAGTGAAGGAGGATTTGATACAACAGTTACAATCAATGGTTGGGTTAATGGCGACGTTTTAGAACCTGCTTTCTTCTGCGATGATTTGCCAGATTATTTATTTCCTGATGGGTACACGTTAGGAGATATAATAATTAACGATTGTGAAAATGTGGATATATATGCTGTTTAGGGTAGCTCAGGTATAATTCCGATACGAAATATGTTGCTTTTAAAATGGTTGCCGTCTGACGAAATAAAAAAATCTCCTAGTAACAGGAGCTATGACCCGCATCAATACGCTATCTTGAACACGGATGATAACGAGAACGCTTTATACATGGAGGTATCTTTAAAAAACATAAATAAACCTGGTAAGATCGTATTGGTTTTTCGTGGAGAGAATTCAACATATATCCGTATTAATATAATATTAAACTCGTTATGAAACAATACAGAAATAAAATAACAAAAGAATACTATACAGAAGGTACGAGTATCACAAAAATGCTAGATTAGAGTACTCTATGGTCTGGTTATCCAACAGAAGAACAACTTGCTGAGTGGGGTTTTGAAGAAATCATCGTTCCTCAACTAACGCCTGCTCAAAAAAGAATGCAAGAAATTCAAAAAATACTTGCAAGCATGGATTATCTTACGTCTAAGTATATCGATGGTGAGGACATGTCTGAATATGGTGATTGGTAGGATCAAAGAAAAGCTCTTAGAGAAGAGTATAGAAGGCTTGAATCTCAAGAACAAACATCCACAGAAGAATGAACATAACATTAAAGCGAATAGCTAAGAGAGATACATATACAATAGGTAAGTTGTATATAGATGGAAAATACTATTGTGATACAATAGAAGATAAGGATCGTGGATTAAAATAGAGTATGTCTGAGAAGGAGATATTGTCCAAGAAGATTAAGCACTAGACTGCGATCCCAACCGGAACTTACAGTGTTACTTTAAAAGTTAAATCAGCAAAGTACTCGTAGAAGAAAGTTTTTGTTTAGTACTGCAATGCTCTGATGCCAAGGCTTCTTAACATACCAGGATATGACGGAGTGCTAATCCATACTGGAAATACAGAACAAGATTCTAGTGGTTGTATTGTTGTAGGTTACAACAAGGTTGTTGGCAAAGTTATAAACAGTATGGACGCTTTTAAAGTCATATATCCAATACTCAAAGAAGCTTCTGACAAAGGAGAGAAAATAACAATTACGATAGAGTGATGGATATATTAAACTCTATAGCGAGGGTTATAAACTTATGTGGAGACAATAGTTTTTATGGCAAACTGTGTGTTGGTGCTAGTGCACTAGCTACAGCATACTTTACACCAATTGTAGGACTGTTGTTCTCATGCTTTACTTTTACAATCATGGATCTTGTATTCGGTTTGTAGGTAGCAAAAAAAGCAGGTAAGAAGTTGACAAGCAGCAAAAGCTGGATGGGAACTCTTACTAAGATAAAATAGGAGTTTATAATAATCGCATTATGCCACCTTTTGGAGCATGCTGTAATGGGAGCAGGATCTATAACACTACTCAGCGGTGGTGCTACCGTTCTCATATGCCTTACTGAATTGTGGTCTATTATAGAAAATTTAAATACATTAGATCCAACAGGCCCTTGGAAGATACTCAAGAAGTATTTAAAGAAAAAGGGTGAAGATTACGTTGGAATAGAATTAGAATTTGATGAAGATGGCAAACTTGATAATGTTAGGGCTAAAAAGCGTAAAAGCGCTGATAAGTAAACATAAAAGGCTTGCCGCAGAGCTTGTTTTAAGCCTTCTGTTGGCGTTATCTGTTGGTTGTGGGATAACACTCCACAACAACAATAAGAGGCTCTCAGAGGGGCTGGAAACAGCATAGAATAACATAGAAGCCTATTAGGAGTTAGTCTCTAACTCTTAGTAGGCTTTTACTGTCTTATAGATGGACATGGACAAACTTAAGTATAGCAAAGATAGTGCTCTACTTAAACTGGATGAAGTTCGTAAACAGAACAATGTGAAAAGTTCATCTATAAAAACCGCGGCAACCCAAACTCAAACCTTACTCGTTAATAGCGGTAAGGGGGTAAGGGGGGATTTAGTAGAGATATTAAAAGATACTATATACACCGATAGTATTAAGTATAACGACCTTACAGGCGTTAAATACACAATAGGTAGAGACACAATAAATATACAAATAGATCTACTAAATGAATAGTACCTCTTCACCTATAAAACTAGAGAATACAAAAACAAGAAGTCTTTTTTTAAGCGTCTGTTTACATTAGACTTTAAGAAGGTAGATAAATACAAATACAAAATAGTAAACAGTAACGATTTACTTAAAGGCTCAAATATTCGTATAATAGAACAATAATAACATGGAACTATTTTCGCTTAGGGCTGTAATAGACGACATCCTATTACTAGTCCGCAACAACAACATTAGCGAAAGTGAAGACTTATCAAGAGCGTAGATTGCGGCATGGATTTTAGCCTACAAGGCTGCTATCATAAAGGCAAGACAAGACGCTGAAAAGAAATCTGGAGAGGATGAAGACGATACAACTCTCACAGAATTACTTGAAACAAAAGGCCCGTTGGAATTACAAGACGAGCCGTCTCTTGATGGTGTACCACTTTTCACCAAAAGAACTGTAGACCCAATCCCTGAGTTGGTAGACAAGGACCCGCGCAATCTGTTTAGTGTCCATGACCAAGAGGGTTAGCCTATACAAATGATGTCAGAGGAACGCAAGTTCTTCCATAGATTTAGAAGATATACTGGCTGTGAGATGACATATCACTATGAAAATGGATATATTTATTTACACGGCTTAGCAGATTTTAATAGACTTCGTTATATTTGGATAGAAGGTTTGTTCTCAGGAGCAGACGATGACGAGTATGATGAAGATGCTATAAAAATACCAGAGTGGATGATTCCTGACATAAAGAAAAACATACTAAGTAACGAGTTAGCATTTATGATTGCGAGAATAAGTGATGATGATAATAACTCTACGTTGGATGGAATTAAACCACAAGCACAAGCAGTAACACCTAATGAGAAATAAACAATCAGCTACAATAAGAGATATGTATAAACAGTACTCCTAGTAGGACGATTCTGTTGATTATAAGACATTCAAGTTGATACTCGACACATTTAATAAAATGTTGATCGATAGTTTATTGGAGAGCTCAGAAGGTTTTAAAATGCCTTTTGGGCTCGGTTACGTTTGTATAGTTAAGTATAAACCTAAATCATATACTTAGAAATCACTATCTGTAGATTATAAAGCTAGTAGAGAATATGGTAAAACAATCTATCACCTTAACGAACATTCTGACGGATATAAGTTTAGATTATACTGGTCTAAAACTCCAAGAACGTTCCCTGATAGATATAAATATTCTCTCAATCTTGTAAGATAGAACAAACGTAGATTAGCGTAGTTGATATTTAAAAACCACGATTATATAAACATAGATGACATACAAATATACAAAGTGTGAATCGGTTATAGCAAAGATCATGGCCGATGGTGGTATGGAAGGAACTCATTTTAGGGTTACTGACATTCGCGAATGGATCTTTGAGGCTATAGAGAAGATAGGTGCTCCAGTGTAGTACATAGAAAGAGAATCTGGTGTAGATGGATGTCCTATCTTGAAAATAGAAGATTATCAGGTGCCTATACCAGGTGACTTAGAACATCTTTCTGCTGTAGCCTATTCACCAAATGAAAAAGGACCGTGGTATCCTGCAAGAACAAACAACTCTACATTTAAGACACCGCGTGGCAAAGAACACGATCGTCATAAACATCATATCGAAGACGGTATGTACTGTGATGATGGTATCACTGAATTTCCACGACCAGTCGATATAAATGAGAGACCTATACCACATAAACCCATAACATCTACATGTTAGCTGTACGGAATAAACGGAATGAAGTATGCAGAAAAAGCATACCTCAACGGAGCAGCAGAAGATGTTACATTCTTTACAAAACCAGGATGGATAGTCATAAATAGAAAAAAAGGGTTTGTAAAACTTGCATATAAAGCAATAGCTACAGATGAGCGTGGCTATCCATTGATACCAGATTCTGCAGCATATCAAGAAGCTATATACTGGTATGTTATGATGAAACTGAACTTCAAGAAGTTCTTAAATGGAAAACTTGGAGGAGGAAAAGCAGCTGGTGCCAATATGCAAATATATCAGTACTTACAAAACCAATGGGAATACTACAAGAAACAAGCGTATGGTGAGGCTATGATGCCAAATGAGGCTGATATGAGAGGTATTAAAAACGAATGGACCAAGTTAATCCCTGATTGGGATAGTGATGAATTCTTATTCAAGAACGAAGGTCGTAAACAATTGAATTATACAGATTACTACTATGGCTACTGAACCAAATAACACATTTATAAACACCTTTATAAAAGGTATGAATGGGGATATTGCGGTTGATAATGTACAGAATGGCCAATATACTTTTGCACAAAACTATAGAATACAAACACAAACAAGTATAAATCAAACACAAACAGTAAACGACGGTTCTGGAGCAATCGCTCCTGTAGAGTACGGTAAAGTTTTCGAGACACCGTTTACTAATGTTAGTCCTGAAACACTTGGTACAGACTCTATCATACTTGCTGCAGACTCTATCAACGACAACGGCGTTGTAATAATTAAAGATTCTAAAGTAGAAAAAGTAGATCCTAATGAGGATGACGAATACACGTGGGTTGTATATCGTGTGAAGCGAGTAGACGATCATATATCGTACAACAGAGTGTTTGGTATTTATACAGAAAATGGTGTAGACAAACATGTATCAGGTGCTACCACAAAACTTAGTAAGTTTTCTATAGCATTAGATCAACCACAAGAAAACGTACTGAATTTGTATATTGCAGATGGAATACATCATCTGATGGTTATGAACGTATTTGATGAAGACTTTAAGACGTGTACAGATGTATAGCAAATTGAATTTTACGCTTCGTATCCGAAACAGTAGGCAATCATAGATAGTCTTATAAGCGGGTCGTTAAAAACGTCATAGGTTACATACCAATATAGGTTTTACAAAAAGTATGGTGTCATAAGTACACTGTCCCCAGAAACAAAGCCCCTGTAGATAATAGCACAAAACAGGCTTACAGAAAAAGGTTGTGCCGAAGACACAAATACACAACTTGGTGTGAGATTACGCCTCCCTAATTCTGGACAAATAAACAGTTTATTCGATCATGTTTAGTTGTTCAGAATTCAACAGTTAAAGCCAGATGATGTAAAAGTCTTTCTCGTAGCTGATAGAAAAATAAAACCTGATCAGACTATAACAATAGACGACATTGGTACTCCATCAGAACTGCAAGAGTACAGCATCGATGAGTTTAATGCGTTATCTTCTCTGCATGTTATACCAATGTGTATAGAAACATCGCAAAATAGATTGTTTTGTGGAAACATAACAGACTCTACTGTATTACATGATGATAGTTTACGTACACATACTTATTCTAAATCATCTGACAATACAATACGGTTATCGAATGACGATGGTGACATACGAAGTGTGAGTGCAATAGAAGACGTCGACCGTATTGTATAGGATGGTTATTATAAAAACATCTATCGTGGCGTAAACGACAACTACAGCAATAATGGAAGTATTCATCCAAATGGTACTATCATAGGAGGATCTTCACAGTACGTAGACTGGAAGCTTGTTTATACATCTGTACTCTTGGATGAACAAGAAGATTTATTGAATAGTACTGAAGCAAAAGCACATACGAATAATATATCTACGAGTATATATTATTCAGACGGAAGTGTATGTGATACTCAACGCTCATATTACGAAACGATATGTAACCCAGCAACAATAACAGATGCTACTTATAATTACATCTTTGCGTCAAGTTATATAAGGTCATTAAGACGTGGTGAAACATATAGATACGGTGTGATATTCTATACGATTAGAGGAGAACGTACATCTGTAATGTGGATAGATGATATAAAAGTCCCATCTGAGAATGAAATACCTTCTACTACGTTTGAGAATGGAAAACTATATGCACATCCTATAGGAATACAGTTTTCTATAAACTTACCACAAGACTCTAAATACGTACAGTATTAGATAGTTCGTTGTGCAAAAATACCAGAGTATACAAGAGATTTGTATCAGGCTGTTGTAAACCCAACTATGCACAATAGTCTTCCGAATGCATCACGTCAAATGTCTCCGTGGTACGCCATGCCATTCCTGTTAACACATCCACTTGCTACAGGAGGTCCTTATTTTATAACAAACGAAGGCACTGCACGCCACGACAAGGCTTGGAAATATAGGTTACCTGATGATGTTTAGGGTAACGGACAATATGTTCACACATTGATGTCTGAAGACATAAACATAAAGAGGCAATCTACACTATAGGCATTATCGTCAGATGAATTTAGTATAAGGTTTATTAAGAACAAAACAGTCGGAAGTGCTCAAGGTTTAAATACGTAGTTGTCGGCTGTTTAGTCAAGCTCAGATCCTGCTTAGTTAGAAATCTGGTTTAAACAGATGATACCTAATTTTAGTCCTGAACTTTAGTCTGCTTTAAATGCGTTTGAAAACGGTACTATAACATTCGTAGATCATGGAATGTCTAGAACGTTTAAAAATACTTAGTATGGCAGTATACCGGTAGATAAGCACTGGTATACATTTCATTCTTTAGATACAACATCTACGGTTGTTCCACGAACAGGAAACATAACGAGAAGTGACTTTATTACATTTAGAACCTATGCAAACGATGTACTTAGGGATATAAAACAGGGTGTTTATACAGCGTCTGAGTAGAGTACGTCTAATTTAGAGCATATTGTCATAGAATTAAACAAAATTCCTATTGACAATATGACGGGATATGAGCTGCTTAAAGTCGGAGACGAAGGTCTTATTGCTAACAAATATTACCTTTTAACATGGTGGTATGGACTTGCTAAAAGTAGTACGGCGAATATTGCGAAAGGTATAAACAGTATGACGAATAAAACATCAGATGGATTTTAGTTCGCATACTACAACGACGGTAATTCTTCATTCAATACGATAACAGCATCAGCGTTTGGTGACACAAAACAGCCGCAATGGAACGATGGTTTTGACAACAAAAAACTAAGTAGTGATAACTTAACTATAACAACGTTCTCTAAGAAGTATCAGCAGTTTGATACAACTTTAAATAACTGTAGATACGTGAACTGGTTTGCTGGAGGAAAGTACGATCTTGGAGGAAACGACTATCAATATGGAGTAAATAAGTAGCATGGCGAAGGTGACGATTACAATGGCGATAAGTCGTACCCACCAGGATCTCTTAATCGTACCTCAGACTATGATCCTACTGTAGAGATGGTTATAAAGGGCAGATATAGATCTGTAAATGCATACGGATGGATAGGTCCTGGCCCTATATCTCTAATGATGACAACTAATAGAAATGATGTGGTGTGGCAATAGAACGCATCTGATCAGGAGGTTGGTTGTTATGTGTGTGCTATAAGCCATCCAGCTACTCAATTTGCAGGAGATACGTCTGAGTTGAGACAATACGATACGTATTACGGTCATGGAAATTATTCCAACGTAAACGAATCACTTATAGTGTTCGATGGAGAAATATACATAGCCCCTGCTGAAATAATATCGCTCTACAAGGCTTACGATTTTGAGTCATCACTCGATTCGCTAGAATCAATGTAGGTCGTTAATTATGTACCGATGGAGTCTGTAATTAATCCATATCTAGAATACGGATTGAATTACAGAAACACAGGATCTAAAAACATAATGACCGAGCCTGGGGAAATTGTAGGTGTTGCGATACAAGATAGACCAGCATACTCTTACAATGATGTGTATTCTTGTAACGACACAACATCGTTTATATATGAACCTGAAACTGTAGACTCAGACACTACTAAATTTCAAGCTAGAATTTTGTATTCCGATGAACAACAAGCTGCCGATTTTATAAACGTAAAAGGTGTATTTAAACCATTAAACTACATAGACGCAGAAACTAAATATGGACCAATAACACACATGCTTGCAATAAAAGACACATTGTACGTGTGGTAGACTGGTGCGTTTGCTAAATTGTCAATAAACGAGCGTTCATTAGTAAAAGATGAAAACAGCAATACAATACAGTTGGGTCAAGGTGGTGTACTTCAAAGAATAGACTACTTGAGTTAGCACTACGGAATGAGAGAATACGATCACGCTGCCGTAGGTGTAGACGGATCAGTGTATTGGCTAGACATGATCAACAATGTAGTTGCATACTTTAATGGCAACGCAGATGCGTTATCTACAAAATTGCAGGTTTAGAATTACATTAATGAAAACATAAATCATGACATACAAGTTCAGATATCGTACGACACGCAGTACAAAGAACTTCTTTGCAAGTGTCTAAACGACGGAAAGCAGCTTGTATTTAACTTATCTGGTCCATATGCTGTTGGGGTATTTACAAGAGAATATTACGCTACAATGTATTTAACGAGCGTACTGTATGGAATATGTGAAAACGAGTTTGTACAATATACTAACATAAAAGAATCTGAAAAGAATGTATTCTTGGCACCAACAATATTGCAGTTTGTTGTAAATGGCGTACCGACTACGACTAAAACGTTTGACAATCAGCAAATAAATGTGTTGTAGAAGTCAACATATTTCGGTTTGGATTCGAACTTTATGGCAAATAAGACATTTGGGTTCGAGACAGACTTGCATAACAATTTTGAAACAAAGATGATGCATGGTCAAAGAATAAGCGCTAGAGAAGGCAATATTCAATATGCGATACCTAGAGCAGACAATGAAGAATATGGAAATCGTATGAGAGGAAAATGGATGAAAGTAACAATGACAGACAATAATCCAGAATATGATTATGCTATATCACACATCATAACTAAATTTAGACAATCGTTCTCATGAAGAAGAATAAACTAAAAACATATAAGAAGATAAAAAATACCAGAAAATTCTCATTGGGTAAACCGATAATTAAATCTGGTTATGAATCAGCATAGGCTGTTGATACCACACCGTTAGCTATCAACGAAGGTTATCGAGGATACGGTCAAGAAGGGTCTTCGATAAGAGGCGGAATACTGCCATCTGTATTAGGAACTGCTGGAACAATAGGCACATCTATTTATAATTTGGCAGATAAGACAACATCTGCTGCACAAGCTGCTGCAACGAATATAGCTAATGCAGGATTTTCAGAAGCTGGTAATCTGACGTCTGCTGGTGTTAATGCATTAAATGGAGCTGCAGAATTAGGAAGTTCTGTTGCAGGATTAAGCACTGAAGCACAGTCTGCGTTATCTGGAGCAGCTGCTAAATCGTTGTCAAGCTCCGGAAAAAGTGTAGCAAAAGCAGGTCTATCAAAATTAGGTACAGCAATGGCTATAGCTCAGATGGCAAAAGGTACATTTGATATGGGTTCTACTTTGGCTGGTTATAGTGACAGACTTAGTGATAGTGAAATAAATTCAACGAGGACTGCTAGTACTAATATGCGAAATGGTGTTGCGTATCAAGAGATATCAGGACCAGATATAGCTGGAATAAATGCATATACAGATGCACAAAATAAAGCTAGTACGTGGGGTATGGTTTAGTCAGGAGCTGACATAGGTGCTGGAGTTGGATCTATAGTAGGATCCTCTTTTGGCCCAATTGGAACTGCGTTGGGTGGCCTTGCTGGTACTGTGTTAGGCGGTCTCACAAACTGGGGTCTTGATGCAATATTCGGATTTGGACGTAAGCGCAAAAAAGCTATAGAAGATGCCAATAGAAGAGCAGCAATAGCAGCTCAATATACGAATATGTAGAATGAAAGTAATGCTGCAACTCAAGGATTACGTAACCAATATAATGAAACACATAGAGCAGCTAAAGGAAAGAATCCTGGTGAGAAATGGTCAACTGGTGATTATACTGGTATACAAACTCCATCTGGTCTTACCTATGGAGCTGTACAAGGGTTGGCTCAACCAGCAGAAGGTGAGATAGATATGTTGACAGGCGAGACACATTACAACGGGTCTCCGGATCCGAATGTAAAGGATAGTAAAAAGGATATTGTACCAGTTGGTTCAGCAACTGGTGGTGGTGATTATTTTGATGAGTTTGTAGGTATTCCTGGTGGACCTTTCGCAGATGCAGCAAGACCTTATTTTAAGGCTAACGAACTGATTAAGATGTCATCGTAGAGCATCGATGAAGAACTACAAGCCAATGCTGATCATAAGCATAGAGATGAAGCTACAAAAAAGTACATATAGAACAGATTAGAGAAGAAACAACAGATGTTACAGCAACAATATCAGTAGAACTCATAGTACATACAGGATCTTGTAATGAGCTAGTCAGAACAGACTGCTGGCAGACATTATAGTTGTGGTAAAACACCTAGGTTTGAAACAGGGTCTGTACCAAATGTTGCTGATGAGTTATATGAAGAACCACTGCCAGGATATCTAGAAGATTATCTTTTACTAAAAGGTTAGCATTTTAAGTTCACAAACCCGCTAGATCGCCCTTCAATACCAAAGGATGCTACTATACCAAACGGTCCTCTTGCGTTAAACATACGTACCACTAAGATTGGAGATACAGATGAAACAAAAGATCCGTGGTACACAAAATTGTTAGGCAGAGGCGGTAATTCAGCACAACTTGGATTGCCAGCATGGGCAGGTCTTGCTCAGGGTCTCCCATATGCACTACAGACGTAGATAGCAGCAAACAGACAACAACCTTATGCGGCTAATTCATATGTGTCAAATGCGAATCAAAGAGCAGCGTTAGATATACTTGGAAGGCTTGGGTACGACAATACACAAGATAAGATAGCTCTTCTTAATACGGCTAGATAGAACAGGTACAACATCTTGAATACTGGAGGTTTAAGTCAAGGACAGAAGGCTATGCTTATATAGAATGGTCTTAATCAGCTTGCGTTAGGTAGAACTGCGTTGAATCAAGATGCATATAATAAGAATGCTGCTTATAAACAAGCATATGCTAGCGAAATGGCTAAGTATGGTGAAACTAGTGCTGCTAGAGCGCAGGAAGCTCTTTATAGACAACAAGAGGCATTTAGGCAAGCTGTTGGAGCTAAACAAAAACTTCAGGAACAAGCTAGAAAGAACTGGTACACTATTGGAAGACAAGCTCTTGAGGATTATAACACTAGAGCTAATGCGGAAGCTATGCGTAATTTGTATGACCGTTAGGTTTCTACACAAGAAGCTGGAATAAAAGCAGAACGTGATAGAGACATAAAGCAAAACAGTACTAATCCTTATTCTTCGAATTACTTGAAGGCAAAAGCGTAGTACAATACGTTCATTAAGAATTATATACCGCTTACAGATTTATTTAAAACAATAATTAGGTGATATGGTATTAGGATACGAACAACCTGTTGATATACCTGTATAGAGTATATACAACACAGATATGATGAAAACTTACCTCGGCGCCCTACAAAGAGATTATGAGTAGGGTGTTAAGGAGTTTAATGATTTTAGAGATAAATACGGAGACTTTATAAGTCCTATTGATGGTGCTTCTGAAGAGTACTATAACACCGGTGTTGGAGCTGTAATGAACGTTTATAACAACCTTCGTAATCAAGGAATAGATCCAATTCGTAGTGTAGAAGGTAGAGGTGCCTTAATGCGTGCTATAAACGGCGTTGATAGAGCTAAATTAGCTAGAATACGTCAATCAGCAGATGCAGCTACAAAATACTTAGATGCTGTACAAAAATCAAAAGCAGCTAATACATTTGATCCAGTGTTAGAGGGTATTGCACTGAGAGCAGCAGGATTTGATCCAGAAGGAAATCTTACAGACGAGTAGCTCGGTAACAATCCTCTTGCTGGATTCGATAACAGCAAACTGTGGACAAGAACTAGTCCGGAACAAAAATTAGATGTTGTAAATTACTTTAACGACAAGTTTAGTAAAGTTCCACTTAGAACCAAAGAGTTTATAGATAGCGACGGGTTTAAACGTCAACAGTAGTATAGAGACGATAAGGCAATAGATGCAGTTGTAGATAATGCATTCGATACAAACAATCCTTCTATGAAGTTGATTGTTAACGAAAAGTTGGCAGAAATGAGACAGTTGGATCCTACTGCAACATTTGATCAAGCAGAGACTGCTGTTAAGGATCAACTCAAAGAACTAGGAAAGACAAACAAACCTTCTGAACTTGATCCTGGATCAGAACTTAAGTATAAAGAATATCAGCAAACACGACGTGCACGTATCAGTGCTTCTGGTAGTAGAGGAAGTAAGAATAGCAACTTTACCATATTCGACAACGCGTATGCCAATTATAATGAGAACGTAGGTTACGGTTCAGCTACATATGATCCAGCATACAGAATGAAAGAGGGTATAGGTCTTAAAACAGGAATCAATGGAAACCCTATTATATAGGGGAAACAATCAGGATGGGTTATAGATAAAAAATATGCGAATCAGCTTTATGTTAGAGATCACTAGAATGGTGGTATAGTTAGAATAGTGAGAGAATACGGAAACAATCCTAACGCCAAAGGCCGTAGTGGAAGAATGCTTAACCTGAAATCGTTAGGACGTGTTGAATGCGTCATTGTAGATGGATAGCTGCAATACTTTGATGTGTGCGAACCGAAGAACTTTAAAGCACCAGGATCTGAAATTTTGGTTCCTATCGAGAAGCAAATGTACTCGGGTACTGTAAAATAATAAACACTGACCATGGCAGGTAAAAATATACGTATACAAAAACCACAGGGATTTGAATAGGATGTGGTTAAACAGGATGCGACCGCTGTGCGATTTACTCAAGCACAACGGATAAGAGAAAAACAAGCATCTGGAAATTTTAATCAAGCAGACGACGCAGTAGCTAAGAGTGAAGCGTAGTCTGCTAGATATTACAACGAAAGAGAAAGAAAACGTAGAGAGGCTGCAGAAAACGCTAGAAAGCAAAAACAAAGAGAGATAGAGTTATACGAAAAAGCAGCAAAACGAAGACGTGCAGCAGAAAAAAGATTCTGGGAAGACAATTCTGCCGAAGAGGAGCAGAAGCGTCGACAGAAAGAAATGGACGAAGTTTCTGACTATCTTGACTGGCTTGAGGAGCCTGAGCGCGAAAAGAAAGAAAAGGAGATAGAAGTCGAAAAAGAAGCATAGTTCATAAAGTGGAAAAATGACACTTTTGGAAAAATAGGAAGTACTGTAATAGGAGCTACACCTCTTGGATATTACAATCTTCGATCCATGTATTGGCTTAAAAACATGTTTGGAAGTGCCACAAAAAGCGGAACGGACACTCATATGGCAGCATTGTCAGACGATTTGTCGGAATTAGAGCTGGACAAAGAAGCGTTAGCATCTCATAAAAGAAGGACAGAGCTCATACAAACCAAGAATGATCTTTAGTCTCAGTATGATGATCTTCTTCGTACTGTAAACTATAAAAAGAATGCTGGTACTAGCGCATCTTAGCAGGAGATGTAGAATCTTGAGGATCTTGGATCGCAGATAAACAACCTGCAAGCGCAAATAGACGATGAATAGCTTACTTATTTTGACAACCGGTATAAATCGTCATTTGTAGATAGGGCTGAGAAAAGCAATGGATGGTGGAGTTGGACTAAAAAGACAGCTGAGAATATAAGAGACGCTATCTTCGATGCAGCAGCTTCTATCACAGTACTCGGTGGAGATCAAGACAGAGAACAAGCAAAAAGGGTTTAGTAGCGTAGAGCAGCAAAAAATGCTGAAAAATACGATCAAAACAGAGATTAGTATTTGTAGTCTTTAGGATTGGATACACTAAGCCCGACGTTGCTGTACCCTGGAGTCGATGCTATGGATCACAACGAGAAATTAGCTGAAAAATGGTATAGTGATCAAATCGACACAGAAAGTAAGAAGGTTAGAGAACAGAGAATCAACACCGCTAGTCTGCAGGAAGATTTTAACAAGTGGGCACACGTTGACGATTGGTATAAAAAAGGAGAAGAGCTACATCAGAATGACAAATTATGGAGTCCTGGTTATTGGCAGTACTGCATGGCTGGAATGATAGGATCGTCAAACAGCTCGCCGTCTCAGATGATAGGGAACGCTATACAAACCGTCGGCATGCTTACAGGCCCAGAAGGAATGCTGCTTGCTGGTGCAGTATCAACTCCGTTTGATATAGCGGGAGGATTAGAAGAAAATAAAACAGAAGCGACTGAAAAGCGTACATAGAACTTTAAAGATTCTATGGAACAGTGGGATCCTGAATTTAGGCAAGCCGTGATTGACGATATGAGAAATCAAGCGTCTAAGTATTGGAAAAGATAGGGCATGTCTGACAAATGGATAAAGGAAAGATACTAGAGCGACGATAACTTAATACAAGATGCGTTTTCTGGCGTAGCAGATGGTGCGTTGAATGCACCTCTTGTTCGTCAGGCGCTGCTAGATTCACAACGTGGTTTACAAGCGTTAAAAGACGCAGATAACATTAGAACGTTGTGGGAAACTGGTAGAGAGAAAGCACTCCAATATGCACCACTAGGGTGGATGATGAAGAAAGGTGCCCGTGTGCTCAAAAGAGTTGGAGGTAAAGCTGGATCTTCTTTTATAAACAACGAAGGCAGACTGACTGTTTCATTTTAGAACAGTGCTAGTGTCGCAGAACGTACTGGACAGAAATACTCAAACGGACTAATGTCGTCTATGAAAAAAGGTTATTCTGTTGCCCACGAGGCTGCAGAAACTGCTGGATTAGGAGGTCCTGCTGCAATAGCGTCTGGAATTATTGGTGCATCTGCAAACGGTGCTAGAAAGCTTGTGACAAATATGTCTCCTAGATTGGCTGAATGGAGCGACGATGTTGCAAAGACCCTTTCGTTTAAGTACCAAAAGGTGATAGACGTCATGGAAAAGAGCGGGCCTACGAGATTCTTACGGAGGTATGGTTTACCATACATGAAGTATGATCTTGCGCAAAGGTTTGCAGAAATGGGAGAAGAAGAAGGTCAATATATAAATTCCACAAAAGACTTTTCTACAAAGTACGGATATGACGGAATGACTTTCTTTGAGGGTATTGCAAACGATATGGAAACAGGATCGAGAATAGCAGAAGCATATCTTGCATTATTAGGAATAGGTCACAGTGAATTGTTAAACGATGAGGAATATTGGAAAAATGCGCAAGGTGGATTTGCATTAGGTGCATCTAATCCTGGATTCTCGCAAATAGTTACAGGATACAATGCCGTAATGGGTGCGAAGAACACATGGTCAGCATATGATGCAATACAACAATATTCTGCTATAAATCGAGAGGGAGACAGACTTATTCGTAGGTCTAATGAGTAGCTGGCAAACATAATAGTTAATGGTGATCCGAGGTCTGTAGTGAATGCTTTAGAGAAACAAAAGACGGAGGATTCACGTAGAGAGAATTCTAATTATAGGCAAGAAGACTATGATTACACAATCGAGTCAGCATAGACGATTGCAGCACTGCATAAAAATAAAAAAGTACGATCGAGATTAGAAAAGATCGGAATAAAACCTGGCACAAAAGAGTATAATGTAGCCATGGCGGATCTTGCAAACCTTAGTATGCAAGATCGAGAAAATGATGCCGAAAGACAAGAATTGAATGCGGCATTAGCAGAAGCATATTAGAACAAAGAGTTTATAGAGAACGTTGACAAGCTGTTTAAAGAAGCTTAGGATGCTCCTGATAATGTTGCAGAAAGAGCTAGAGCAATTGCGCAGCTTAGAAAGAACATAGAAGAGAATGAGACTAAGATTGCAAAAGAAAACGGTATAGATACGAATTCTAAAGAATTTAAAGACGCACTATAGGAAAAGCAAAAGGCAATTGAAGAAAAGTTTGTAGAACAGTCAAATGCTAATTCTCGTGAAAATATAATACAGACGATTAAAGCTGTTAGTACAGGAAAGGCTTTGCTTAGAGCAAAAGCTGAGCACAATACTGCAAACGATCTATTTGATTTTATCAAAAATAAAACTGGTGTTCAAACAAAAAGGCCTGACGCAAAATACGTAATTGGCGTTATTGACACACAGTTAAAACAGTTAAAGCAGAATATAAAAACAATAGATCCTGAATTCGACACAAAGATGTCGGATAGCGATTTCTTACAATATCTCGAAAGCATTGATATTCCACAGCTGAACACTGATGGATTAGCAGATTTGGAATTAGCTAACGTGATGTTAACTGCAGACAAAGCAATTACGTCTAATTATTTGCAACAGTTCTATGGTATACAAAACCCATAGGTAGACGAAAAAACAGGAAAGATTAAAGAATCAGAAGTAGTAAATGATTCTAAATATTCTAGGCGAATAAAAGCCATAATGGAAGCTGACAACACGAATGATAAGATAAACTGGCTTGTCGCAGACGTGTTAACGGGAGATGCTGTTACAAAACTTACAGACGAAATAAACAAAGAAGAACGTGAGTTGTTCAAGCAATCTAAAATAAAACAGGAAGAGATTGCTAAACAAAAAAATTAGGATGTTAAAAGTGGTACTGCAGGAAAACCTGTACCAGAAGATACTCCTGATATAAAAACAGCAGATATAGAGAGCAAACCCACTCTGAAGCAAAAGCTTGACAAAAACAAAGAAACGTATAGAAAGAGAAAAGAAAAGGCTAAGTAGCAATGGAGAAAACGTCGTAACTCAAGCAGGGGAAAAGTACGTGCTTCTTTACTCGGACCACTTTAGGTTATTGTAGATATAGCTACAGATATAAGTTATCTTGCTGCCGTTGGAGCGTATAAGTTCTCTCAATTTGTAGATGATGTTGTAGACATATACGGACAACCAATAACCAGCGAGGACATGGGTTATGCTAAACAATAGTACATGAAGGCGCTAATTGCTGCAAGATTAAAAAATCCAGAGATCCTCGACAACTTAAGTACACTCGATGAAATACGTGACTACGGAGTAGTTGATAAAACACCATACATTACTCCAGGCTTAATAAAACTGGATCAGGAAATCGTGTTGCGAATGCAATTGTCAAATATGATGCAAAACAAGGACACTAAGTTATCTACATATTATGACACAATAGCAACCGTAGACGGGGTAACCAGAGTGTATACAAACGATGCCGAGTACCAACTACAAATAGACGAGAGTTACAAGAGAGAGGCGAAAGATATAGCTTGTGAGTTTAAGAATGCTACAAACAACGAATCTGCGTTTTTGACTGTTTTATCAAAATACAATCTTGACAAAAAGTATTTAAAGTACCGAACAGTCGATGGTATTTCTGAAATGTTGGGTAGAACAGTTGTCACAAAAGGAATAGAGTTGAATCCTGATATAATGTTTGCAAGTGATATTAGACAATTAGCTATTGCTGTATTCACATAGGATTATGACACTATAGACAAACTTGTAGACGCATACAAACCATCTGGTAGAAATTTAACGCCTGCTGTTGACGAGCTTCAAAAATTGTACGAAGCTATAAATGATGCTGGAATGAATCCAGTATGCACAAACAGCAACATATATGGTATAAATAAGGACGGAAAAGCCGTCTCTTCGCAGCTCGATTTGATTATTGTAGATTCTGCAGGGTATCTACACGTTATAGATGTATTGCAATCGTACAGAGATGTACAACAGAGGTGGAATCAACCGCCTGGAATGCCAGCCAGATATACAATTAGTCAAAGAGAAAAAGCTATGATGACTCAATTGACTAGTATTCTTGAGACATTATAGTTTATAAATATAGCAGATGTCAGTTGCTTACCGATAGTAGGAAATGCTGAGCCACATGTAGAGAAACGTATTCCTGTATACGATTCTCCAGAAACAGAGGTTTCTCAAGATACAACAGATCTCGTATCTAAGATAAACGACGCAATAGACGATTACAATCAGTTAAAAGACGTCTGTGCTATCTATGATATTAGTTTTGTACCAATGTAGCACATTGCTGCAACAACACACGATACAAAAGCCGAACAAGAATCTTATATCACCAGCCTTTAGAGAAAACTCGATGAGATAAATACAACAAAGTTGTACGTGTTGAAAAATATAGACGACACTGCAGAATCATATAACAAGTATGTGGAGCAGGTTGTTAATGATGGTGGAATACTGTTACCACAAAATGTTGAAGATAAAGTCTCTGTTTTAATAGACTGTTGTCGTGAACTAGATGCAAAAATGGATGAGGTAGCCAACCTTACTCCAGACGATCAAGTATCCAAAACTGTATACGACCAGTTCTTGGTATGCGTATAGGAAGCACAATATGCGTTAAATGATGTATTGATGGATCCAGACGCAAATAAAGCGTCTATTAGATCTGAACAAGAACTTATAGCAGCAGCACTTGAAAAACTAGCTACAAATAAAGAATATTTCGGACCATCTGCTGTAAACATAATTAGATGGTGGCTACACAAGTTTGATCCAGTAACACAAAATAACACTGCGTACAAGAGTAACAGTGCTGCAGCAGGAATTACTGTTCAACAATACATCGATGTTATACAATCATGGCTTGAGACGTTACGAACACACATAAGACAAGACCTAGATGGTGATGTAAAACTATAGCAATGGTATTCTACTCTCTTAAATAATCATTTCACAGAACTCATTTAGAATGCAGAAGCATTCTTGAATGATACAGAGATGGTGCCAGTCGACTTTAAAAATGAACTACAAGACTTAATAGTTCGAGCAAAAGGCGCCATATATTACTTTAATGATAGATACAAGGTTTAGCAGAACACTGAAGTTTTAGGTGAACCTTAGAGCGAAGATGATGCCATTAACAGAATGGCGATACAGTGGATAAGTAAGTACGGGCAATCTGTAGCTTATTCTCCAGCTTTTGATAAGATGGTTGGTGGAGCTCAAATGGAGTAGAAGTACAGAAACTGGGCTATGATTTATCAAGAGATATCATAGAAACCAGACTTCTTAGAAAAAGCTATATTTAGCTTCTCTATATCAAAAGATAGCGACGATATAAAATTGTTTATAAAATACAATGATAAGAGTTGTTATCTTCCGTTTATCACAGATATCTCATCATATCCTGCCGGATCACTGTCACAAGAAGACATACAGTTAATAGAAACATCCAACAAGGCGAAACGTGACTTCTTTATTCCTAAAATGAAGAAGATGATTCAATATGTCCAATCTCATCGTGGATGGAGGATTGAGTTTGGAAAATCATTGAATAAAGGTGAGATAATCTACGATACGGATCCAAATGCTCCGTTACACAATGTACAAGAGTTTTTGTTTACAGGTGCTAACAGTAAGGATTTGTATACGGTACGCATGTCTGCAGAGGATGAAATAGGAATCCTCATCAAGCGTAACCCAGGACAAGCTAATGAGACAGAAAAAGTGTACTGTGGAAAACAGCTTAACACTCCCATTCAGTCTTTCGATATGGATAGCAGAAAAGCTAAGTTATATAGGTTTCATGCCGGAGCTCTGTTGTTTAACTTTGATACAGGAAATGGTGATAAGATTCCTGTACTACTAGACAGGGCTACCATAGGAGACAACATGGCAGAAAAGCTAGTCGACCTTATTTATCAAAAAATGCAGGGCCAGACGTATGCTGACGGATATGGTATAGACGACCTGTTGTCTATGGTTTTATACTTAGATAATCCAAACAAGCGTGCATCACAGTATTCAAATACTAAAAACAAAATACGAATCGATGTAGCTAGTAAGTCTGTTATAATAGGATCTGAAGCTGGAATTCCTATCACCGATAGACAAAAGCTTGCACAGAGACTTTCATCCATGCAAATTGTAGTAGATGCAGAAATGTTGAATGAGAACATGCAGTCTACTACACACAGTGTAATCTCTTCTGCGAAACAGTATCTGAGATTCTAGGATAAAGTTGAACTTCCGAATGGTATTGTTATAAACAAAGATGATATAATACATTAGAACAGTGATGGTTCTTATGGGTCTACATGGTTCGGATTCCTATTACGAAACAACCTTATTGGAACTAATGCTAAAAAAACTGGAGGAAAACAACTTAATATAATAGACCCAAAGCTGGTTAAGGAAGGTAAGAGTAAAGCAGAGTAGGATGTGGAAGATGCAGAACGACAGAAACAAGCGACTGGTCGACTACAGGCCAATGCTGCAGATTTCTGGCAAAAATTAAGTCGCGGACCATCATTGCATATGGATGTCACCGATTACGAATCGATTTCAAGAACAGATGCTGAGATTAGTTAGTTCAAAACAGATGCTGAAAAATATTTCGATCTTGTATTTGGGTCACATGACGACTTGTAGATGGATGATAAAGTGTACCCAGGCCTTGTTCCAGGAACTGTGGCTACGGCATACTGCACATCTCAGTATGTATATCTGGCAACGTGCGCTCCAGAATCTGCGAAGTTCCATGAGGCATTCCACAAACTAATGGAACTTGTTTTACCGAACAGTCAAAGAGAATACTTTTATAAGATATACCGAGAGAAGTACGGCAAGAAAGTAGATCTTAGTGATGACAGAGATGTAGCAGAAGGTCTTACTGAAATGTTCGTAGATTATATTGAACATGATCTTAAAGTAAAGAGATCTAAAGGGTTTGGAAAATTATACGCATGGTTTAAAAACATGTGGTTTAATGCTGGATTAACTATGAAGCTTGGTAGGCGTAACGCGAACGCATTCTATAAACTGTATCAAGACATGAATGCCGGAAAGTACGCAAACAAGCAGGTTGCTAAAGAAAACATAGAACGTTTCGATAGTGTGTTTGGAACAGAAGAGGGCTCTAAGCTTTTCTATACCGTAGAAGATCCAAAATTAAAAGGTTCGTCTTAGGATTTCAGAGAATTGACCGGAAAAGCTGATCTGAATGATCTGGTAGAGGCTCTTGGCGTGATATATATAAACTCTGTTGGAATATCTACATCAAACATTTTATTTGCTTAGGAGGTTCTTGAAACAGCTAAAATAGACGATAGAACAGCTCAGCGAATGCTTGACTATCTAAACAATAAAGTTAAGTTAGACGGAAAGACACTTGAAGAGTTATATCCTAAGATAGCAGAAGTATTTGAGCCTGAGTATGTAGACACTGATGAAAAAGACAAGGACGGCAATCCTATAAAAAAGGCTACTTATCCTAAGTTTAGGGTGTTGCAGTCTAGATTGTCAGAATACATATCTGAAACTCTTGGAGCTGATTATCATGGAAAGTTTAAGAATGACGAAGACGACGAGGATGAAGCTGTGCAAAAACAAAATATCGATAAGTTTGACAGAGCCTCATACGAATTCAGTAAACTGGATAGTGCATCTCAACGTGTTAAGCTATTCCTGTCTACAATAACAAGAAAACTACCAAACGGTTTATATGACCACTCTAAGAATAGAACAGGATATGAAACATTTATACCAGCTAATGAGGTGTTCTCGAGGCTTGTGCATGATTTTGGTGAGGTTCGATCGTTAGACGAGCTACTTCGAATGATGGAGTAGGCTCAGAACAAGAGTCCTATGCATAAAGATGTCTATGAAAAGTTTAAAAAAGCAATAGAAGACATGTACACGTTTGATGACAATGATAAACTTGTTGTGGATTATGACAAAGAGCAATTCGCAATTCAGTTCTACACGTGTATAAAATCACAGGATATGAACTTCGTGCTGGCTAGAACTAAAACTGACAACAACAGAAAACATACAAACATTATTAGCGCCGGATCAGAAAGAGATGCTATAGCATATCCTAAGATGTGGAATTCTCTACTTACATCTGGTTAGGTTTCTATATTTAGTAGTGTAAGAACTAAACAAGGAGACTTATAGATAGTTAAAGGACATGAAAACGACTTAAGAGACGTTGCTGCATTCTTTAGATCTGCAGAAGCAGTTTCGGCCAAAGGTGGATAGATAGAGATTGATGGCAAAATGGTGGATGCGTCTACTCCAGAAGGATTTGAACAGTTTAAACAAGAGATTGTAAAACAATTACATCGAATCGGAATAACATTCCCTTATGATGCTCTTGTACACATGTTGGAAGAGCAATTTACAACACCTGAATATGGAGGAAACTCAACAGAAGGTTTGTACGCATGGTTGACCCAACGAAATACTGCGTCCATCACGCCGTTCTTACAAGTTCTTGAATCATGGGTAGACAAAAATGGAAATGTAAATTCTGAAGTATCAAAGAAAGGCTACACATAGACTGGTTTCGTAAAAGCGCTTGGAAATGCGTATAGCAGATATACAAAAAGTACAACTCAGAGTATGGTGCAGGCGTTAAATGGAAAATAGTTATATTCTGTGTCTCAGAACTCATCACTGTCACACATAATAAATGCATTAAATACGCACGACAAGAACAACTACATCATACAGACATTGAGTAGATTCTCATACAATCTTTTAGATGAAGGTGGGCTGTTCTCTGGATCTATGATTCTTAAGGAACTGATTACTAACAACAACTCTACGATGCATTTAAGACTTGCAACACATATTGGTTCCAGAACAGACAATAGTGGCGATTATGGTACTGAATATTCTGAGGCACCCGAAGTCGACGACTACATGGCAAAATTAGCCTTCCTTTAGAGTGGTTACATTGTACCTTGTACATTCGCAGATAAAGGAACATACCAGGTTATACAAGGTGTCACATTGCCTGGAATGCAGTTTACAGAGCATTAGGATTCAAACGGAAACACTGTTGTAGATATAGCAAATGTACCTACTATAAAGAAATACGACGGAGAGTTTGTAATCATACCGTCCAATGCTGTTCTTGACAGGATGTTGGAGTATGCAAGAACGGAATACAGTGCTATACAGCAATGTATGGTTGATTTAGGATACAAAGACATTCCCGGATATAATGGTGTAAAAAGAGATCCAATACCAGAGCGTGCAAAGATAAAGAATTACCATACTAATAATGGTGATGTAGAACCAAATGGTACAAGATTCTTATCTCTAAAACAAATAGTAGTTCCAACCAAAGATGGGCTGAAGACGATAAACCTCAACGACCCGAATAAGTCTAGCGTTGAATTGCTTAAAAAAGCGTATGATGAGTTCTTCTCTAAAGGTCTCGATGAACAAAGAGAAATAATGGCATTAACTCTTCACGTACAAACGAAAGAGGCTGTAGATTTCGCATTGTCTCGTGGTATCGTGGAAAGCGATAACATTACCATGATACAGAACGGACAGACTGTTGTTGCAGTAGATTCTACAGATCCTTCGAAGAAGTTAGAGACACTTGTAACAAAACATCTGGACGAACTATAGATAGCTACGTTAACAGAGGCTATTGTTAATGCTAAAAAATGGGGAAATAATATAGCTGACTCACAAAAAAGAGAAGCGTATAGAAATGTCGCCAAATCGTTAGCGATAGCAAGTATTCTTGAAGATGCTACTGTTAAGTAGATTATGTCTATAGAGGAGTGTTAGAGATTGTTCATAGGACATCCTGGTATGTTCAAAGTGAGATACAACAAGAGTGAAAGTAGAATAGCTGATGATACGTTCGACATACAGAAGCGTATCGGCGGTATTGTCTCTACTGGTGACGACAACTACCTAAACGACGCACGTGGATTAAGAAGTGAATATCGTTGTGCAGAATTCAAAGACCACGAAATAGGACTCCATGCTGATGTAATATCTCAACTCGAAGATGCGTTCGAAGAGTCTGCTACAAAAGATTTGTTGGCTTAGATTCTTTCAGAGCAGAATAAGGAAAATCATTATTACGACGAAGAAAGCCCTTATTATGTTTTTGGTCTTAAGAGGAAAGAACTACAAAAAATAATAGACGAATTACCTGAAAAAGATCAAAAACGCATCAAAAAGGCTTCTAAAAAAGCAAAAGAGTGGGCCTAGGCGTACTCTAAAAAAATAAACGTAGCTGATGGTGCAGCATACATAACAGACGAAATGTGTGAGCTTATGCTCAGAGAGCGAGGAGCAGACAATGAGAATGTTAAAAAAGCATTCGAGATACTAAGAAGTGAAGACTCTGAACACTCATGGACAGAAAAAGCTGAAGCATATGAACTGATATACGAGTAGGCTGCAATTGTTGCAACTAAATATACGGCATATGGTGTCAGACCACATACTGTATCAGACAAAGACGGTAATATACAAAAAGTTTCAGATGTAGCTGTACCATATTACAATAAGTTTGCGTTGTTCCCAATCTTCCCTTGTCTTGCAACAGGGCCTATGAAATGGGTCTACGAGAAGATGAAGAACGAAAGAGTAGACATGTTGTTTATGGATTCTGCAGTTAAGGTTGGTTCAGAAGGAGCTATCGAGTACGATCCAAAGGCGTTAGATAAACCATTCAATGTGTATACGCAACATATGGGATTCCTACGTAGGCAGCTTAACACAGATCCTGAAGAAGGTAATCGTATTGCTATCGGAACGCAGATGGTAAAGATTGTATTATCTAACTTAAGGTTAGATAGACAATACGGAGACATTAATGGAATTGAGCTTCTCACCTATTTTATGGAAAACATAAAACTATTATCTATGATTGGTGAAAACGAAGTTAATGAAATGTTCTTCACCGATGGAGAAATAGATAATAAGAAGCTTAGTGAGTTCTTGAAGAGAGAGCTTTCTAGTAGAGGAGCAAATAACGCTGTACTTTCTGCAACAGATGTTGTATACAATGAAGACACAGGTAAGTTTGAGTTTGTTATACCTATGGCTGCTACAGCTGATGCTAGGTGGATGGAATCTATAATAAGGTCTACTGTTTGTAAACGTGTTGTAGACATCACAACACCAGGAGGAAGCTTTGTTCAGAGGTCTGTATTTGCGATAGAAGCTGAAGATGGAGAGTCTTAGATCTTAGGCGACGATAGTCCTTACTATCATGGTCAAGAGTTGAAGATGATAAACGAGCACGGTTCAATGGATTCTGTAATAAGTATAGACTATTTCTAGGACATGATACCGCCTCATATAAAAGAATTTAAAGCTCGTAGACAGTGGCTTATCGACAACAGAATAATAGGACCTGATGCTGAAACAGCTACTGTTGCTTACCGTATTCCTACTCAGGCACAATCTTCGATTCATGCACTACGATTCATAGATGTCTTACCTGCTACACAAGCAGCTATCGTTCTTCCTAAGGAGTTTACAAAAATAACAGGATCTGACTTCGATATCGACCACCTGTACCTTGCAACAATGAATTATAAAAAGGTAAAGGAGGATATAATAACCGGAGGAGACGAAAACATTACTGGTGAATGGTTATCTCGTGAACCTTATGATTTGACAGAGAAACAACAGTGCGAAAACAATATCTTAGGAGTTATGATAAAACTGTTATGCGATATAGGCAATTCTATGTCCTCGCTGTATAGATCAATTGATAACGATACAGAGTTACCAAAAAGCATAGCAGACTAGATAAAACCAAGAAAGGAAGATAATAAGAAGCACTTGCCGTATAATTTCGGAACTCTACACGAACAAGTTAGACGTAAGAGTGACTATATGACAGGTAAAACTGGAATTGGACCGTTTGCATTGAATGTGACGTCACACGTTCTTACATATCTGTACGAGGTCGAGTTTAACAATTCTAAGTTTACAAAGAACACAGATATTAAGAGTTTGCATCATTTGTTTGACCATGATGACAATTATGTATCATCGTGGATATCAGCGTTTATTAATGCACACGTAGATATAGTAAAAGACCCATGGATAAGTAAACTGAACGTAAATCCGTTTACATACAACCATCTTTCGTTACTAGTTCGTAGTGGCGTTGGAAATTAGGCTTGTTGGATGTGTGCACAACCGATAATAAGAGATTTAGCTGCAGCACAACAACAAGCACAAAGTGAGATACTTTCAGATGGTGGAACGTCTAAAGCTAAGCGCAAACAAGAGTTGTTTGATGCCGTACTTAAGAAGTATGGAATAACAATGTCGTGGAAAGAGCTGCAGGCTTGGGGTAAAAACAGGAATAATGTTGATGCAAGAATCGCAGCTACAAATAGTGTTTTAAGATATCGTACAGATGAGCTTATCGACCAAGCAATTAACCCTGACAACATAAACTACTCTTTGCAGAACGATGTTGTAAAAGCATTCGTCGCACTGGAGCCATATGCACAGGGTTTGAGCAATCTTCTACAGTATACGAAAGTAGATACTCGTAAGTATGGAAAGAACTTCATCCAGATGCGTTGCTATTATGAAAAGTACTTGAACGCTTTCTATGGTGATAACGATCATACAATCTACAATATCGACAGTGTTCATAGAATGCTAGAAGGTAGCTGGATAGACCAGAAAACAAGATCTGCTATACAATTACCGTTATATATAATGAGTCAACAGACGTTTGACGCCAACAAATAGTTCTACAATACTATATATAAATTATGTTGGGCTATTACTCAAGACAGATCGTTGTTTACCGAAGATCTAATGGAGGCTGTTTCGCAGCAATACAGAACAGCGATAAAACTCAAGTATATGCACGAATATGCAACGCAAGTTCTCGGAATGACTGATAAGGATATTCGAATGCTGTTCTTTGGAAAAGATCAAGACGGATCACGTTCTATGGCGTCTAGATTAAATGGATTAAAGGCAGCCGTTAAAACGTATCCTGAATACCAAAGACTTGCTAACAACTATCTTATAGAAAAGTTATTGCCAAAAACCAGAGAAGATGATACTATAACATCTGAAGGAAAGTTGGCAAAAAAACCTATGTTCATAACAATATCTCAAGATGTCAACAACGAAAGAATGAATGAGAACGCGTTCTCTGATGCATGGGTTGAGTTACTTAATGACGAAGATCCTTATGTTAGAAAATTTGCAGAAGATCTTGTTGTTTATGCAATGTACACATCTGGAGAATATCAGGGATTTGATAAGATTGCAAAACTTATTCCACCAGAATGGTTGCGTGGCGATACATAGAAGACACCTGTTATAATAGACGGAGTTGCTAACAACTCATTCTCTGATTTTATAAAGCATGCTCTTACGTCATCATATGCTCAGAGTTTAGCTAGCAATGATATGTAGAACTCTATAGTATCACACCTTCAAGACAAATTCTTTATCGTACAAACTATACCACAGCAAACAGCAGATGGAAAATAGAACTTCTTGTCTGTAGATACTGACAGGTCTGTCTTAATAGGCTCATCTGAAGTGTTGGATGAAGATGGAAACGCTCCTACGTTTATAAAGGTTAAAAAGCGTTACGCTTCTAACAAGAGACAGTCTTCGTATAATTTGTACAGATATGTTGGTAGCAATAATGGTTTTCCAATATATGTGTATTGTAAAAGTGTTGGATACAAGAACGGCACCGAGAATATATATGAGTACTGGTTCGATATGTAGTACGAGGAAAATGACAGTAAAATCTCTAAGAAGCAGAACAAGTTTGAGGATACACGACGTATAGTGCTTTAGGCGATTAACGATCTGTTTGATTATACATACAGCGGCAAGAAAGAATCGTTAGATTAGTTCTTTGAAAGAGCGTCGGTCTATGCTTCTCAGGTATATGATAAAATAGATCCTAACGGTGGTGTTCAAATGCCTAGTTTGGTTAGAAAGAAGAGCGTATGGGTTAAAGCTAGAAGTAAGTACTCAAGAGAGTCTGTTGAGAACGATCCTAAAACTCTATATATATTCACAGATAACACAGATAGAACATCTGGTGGTGTACAATACGGAGACGGATGGTATAAACAGAAGTATGGTGCAGGAGGTTTCGGAAGTTATAGTAATCCGACTACAGCTCAAATTCGTGGACTCGATAATGCTGCTCCTATCAGTACTATGAGATATATGTATTCTAAACACGGGTTTACACATCCTGGAAAAGATCCTAATAGTTTGGCTAGGTGGCATGATTCAGACTTCGAAGAGTTTAAGAAAGTGTTTGACGACGAGATAGCTCAAATAAAAGCATTGTGGGACACTGGACGATTTGAAAAGATTGTATCTCCACAAGGTGATGGTTTCTTCGGAAGTAGACTTACTGATATAAGTAAGGCACGTACTCCTAAGATATACGAATATATGAATCAAGAGTTCGAGAAATTATATCAGTATGTAAATAGTGGTTCTAGTAGACAGACAGAAAGTGTAGACACAAACACTACATTCGAGTATGCTAGAACGGCTGATGGAAAACCTAACTATGAGGTTTCTTCAAGAGGAGATGCTAGATTCTCTGCTATGAATGCTACATTTGCTCCTGGTACGACATTGTTTGGTCACGACGTTGGTGGTAGAACAATAGAATCTGTATATCAGCATGGTGTTAAACAAGGAGACTGGTCTACTGATAACAACAACAAGACTGGTGCTCCAAAAGACAAGACTATAATAACTGGAAATACAGAGGATGACAGCTATGTTCAAGGATATCTCCCATTGTGGGAAGAATGGGCTAAGCAAAATACACAGTTGATGTAGGAACTTAGACAAAACGCTAGTGGTAAGGTTCTCACTGATATGTTTGCATCAACAGCCGTATCACAAGCTAGAGCTTTGGCTGACATTTTAAATAACAATCAGTCTGCTACTTCATCTGCTACAAATACACTCCATGGAAGACAAGCTACTCATGAGGAAGAACTTGCTACGTTGAACAGTGGTAAGACAATATTGTCTAATGAGGAGCTTGCTGCTTGGAATAAGAATGGTGTTGGAAAGAATCCTAGAATTCTTGTGGCTACAGAGAGAACTGATCCTGCATTCCATTCAAAAGAGATAATAGACATCATAAACGGAGTAAAAGGTGTTACTAATAGAAAGTATACCCAAATAACCAAAGAAGAATATGATGCTCTGCCTAACGGTCAACGGTGGTACAAACAAGCTACAAAACAGTATTTTAGAGTCGATGTTACAAATCTAAGCAGCAGTGATTTTGCAGGATTGTACATCATAACAAAGCATGATGGTCTCCCTATGAGAGACATATTGGCTACGAAAATACCAAAGTTAATACATTTCAGTATTACTGGTCTCGGTGGTACTACGTATGAACCTGGTGTCATGAAACCGAATGACTTGTTGGATAGAATCGGTGACTATATAAAGCAAGGGTTAGATCCAGACATGATAACTGTACGAATAGATCCTATAGTACCTGGTGTAACAACTCCTTCTATGATAGAAAACATAGTCAAGAGGGCTTCTGAACTAGGAATAAAGAGAATACGATTCTCAATAATGGATGCTTACGGTAACACTGTTAGAAAGATGAACGCTCTAGGATATTCGTTTGACTAGAAGTATCATTGGGATATACAAGACGGTGTCAATCGCATGGTTGTAAACGATGATGTCAAAGACTCTATTGTCAAGTTCATGTTGTCAATGAAAGACAAGTACGGTGTTACACTCGGAACTTGCGCAGAAAACATTCATGTTGATGGAATATCCAACGAAGGATGTTTATCTGTAGATGGTGTAAACAGAATGCTTGGATCGAACATAGAAGATCGTGGCACCGATAACAATAATCAACGAGTAGACTGTTCTTGTTATGGTGGAAAAGTCGACGCTTTGGCGTATGATAAGTATTGTGGAAGTGCGTGTGCCTATTGTTATGGAAAGCACGAAAACGATGCTGTTCATCAATACTACAATTAGGACGGAACGCTTAAACAAGATAAATTTACAATATCTGGATATACTGACGAACAAACACTTCCACAACAGCCGCAGACTAATAAGTATGTCAATCATAGTGGTGGAGCTATTGGTTCTGATTACGAATGGGGACAGTAGGGCTAGAAGTACGGAGTAACCTCTAATCATTACTATCACGGAGCTAAGACGCCGCACGGAAATATTGAAATAACAGAATAGGAATTCGAAGAGGGGAAACAACATGTAATGATTGCCAACAGGACGTTGCACAGAAGACCTGAACGATATTTGAATTTGTTAGCTAGAAACTACATGCAAGTAAAAAATTCTGATGCTGTATTCGCAATAGGACATCTCGTACGAGGAATAGTTGACGGAGGTACTGGTTGGGCTGTACAGATGGCAATAGATGATGGAAAACCTGTATATGTATACGATCAACAGAGATTGCAGTGGTATAAGAATATCAACGGTCAGTGGTCTGAATCAGAAACTCCAACATTGACTACAAATTTTGCAGGAATAGGAACTCGTCAGATAAACGAAGCTGGAAAGCAAGCAATAAAAGACGTGTACAGAAAAACGTTCGATGAACAAAATGGTGTCGGAAACAATAATATTTAGAAACCAAGTACCGGATATGCATCGTCTATATTCTCAGAAGAAGAAATGAGACTTGGAGAGCAGTATAAAAACATTTGTAAAAATTAGTAATATGAATATTTGTCCAAATTTACATAACAAAAAAGTTAAAGAATAGTTCGAAGAACTAGTCTCTGTGTTTGATGAAAATTAGGCGTATTATATTTGGGACAAAACAAACGGATATGGATTAGACTTGGCTCCAAACGGAGCTGAGTCTAAACTATTCGGTGATTTATTATAGTTTTGTAACGGTAATAGGGCAGATGCTCTTAAGATGAAGGCTACTACGCTATCCAGTAAGTTTCCTAAAGCTGACTCGATCTAGAAACAAATTGTAGACCACTTAAAGAAGCTGAAGATAAAGGTGCACGGAATAGAAGATATGAAGAAGTATCTTTCTGCTCGTGGATTTAGTTCTTTACAGCAGTTTATAGGTAAGAAGGCTAGAGCTTAGTTTGAGCAGCAACTTAGAAAAGCACGTCCTGACATGTCTGATGCTGAGATTAAATCAACTCTTGACTTTCTTCATTCTTTGGAGGACAACAAGGAAAACAATGCTTACATAAAGACAGCAGTGAGGTGGGTGATGAATAGATCGCTCACATTGCCTGAGGATAATACTAAAGCTCGTTAGGTTTTCGATGAAGCACGTAAAAGACACATAGATGTATAGAAGTATCCTACACTAAGTGCTCTTATTGCTTCTGATGAAATGAAGCCTAAAGAGAAAGAGAAGCCCAAATTCGATCCAGACAAGGCTAAGACATTCAGCAACAAACGCACAATTACGACAGAAGGTGGTAGAGTATTCACTGTATACGATGTAGAGAATACTGAAGAAGGACAACGAGAAGTTTGTCATGCTCTTGCTGCTCACTACAAAACATCTCCTTGGTGTTTATCTACATTTACTGCCACAGGAGAACCTACTGAATCTGCTAAGTATTACTGGGACCATTATAATACACTTCCAAGAAAGATTGCTTATGAAAATGGAAAGCCAGTAGCTTTTAATAGCGATTATGGATCCCCTTATAATCTTTCGTTTAGAGGTATGGATGTGGTGTACTACCCGAATTCAGAACGTGGTAAGTATGGATTTAAACTTAACCCTTATGAGCCACTGGTGCTACAATTGATCCAAGAAGGTATTGTGCGCAATATATTTGACGACCAAGATGATGTCACACCTGTATATCGATTTACAGGTAAAGGAGAACGTCTTATTGAGAAATCAGTAAGAGAAGCTTGGTGGGACATGGAAGATAGGTTTGCACAATTGAAGTTGTCAGACAATATTGTAGCCGACCCTTCTAATGGCGGAATTGCTCCTGATTTTGATCAAGATTAGGAGTTTGATGACGATCTTTTTCTTCCAGTGGATCCTGATTATGACCCTTATGAGGATTTATTTCAGTCAGAAACTGAATATGAACTAATCAATATACTGCAAGACATTGTACTACTAAATTTATATCGTGTAGAGAATTAGGATTATAACTTAGATCCAGTTTGGATTGTAAACGAGTATTCAAATATTTATTTCCAAGAATTAATAGCACAAATATCAGACTTTGACTGGGGAAACCATCGTAATCCTGTAGAAGCCGCTTAGAGTATCGTATAGAATAACAACGTAGAGTAGCATATACGTGAAACGATAAACGAATATTATACTAGACTACCTCAGCCAGCACCACCACTACAAAACGGACTTACTGAGCCCATACCTGCTCCTGTAGCTCCTGTAGCACCAATCGACTTAGGTCCAGGTTTGCCTTTCTATCTCACATCTAGTGGTGAGATATACGGTTTTGTAACCCTTGAAGGCGATATCTATCTCGATGAAAATGTAATATCTCCAGAACATCCTATCCATGAGTATACTCACTTATGGGACAGAGCTGTAGCAAAAAAGAATCCAAAGCTTTGGAAAAAAGGTGTAGAGTTAATGAAGAAAACCGATCTGTGGGAAGAGATTCTTTTCGACAAAAACTATGGCAAAAAGTGGACGTCTAATCCAAATATAACACCTGAAGAATTAGAGTTTCTTGTTGCATCAGAAGTGCATGCTAGAATTGTTGGAGAGAAAGGTCAGTAGGTATTAGATAGAATAGCTAAACAGAAAGGTGGAGATAGTATAGTATCAAAACTTAAGGAATGGGCATTCCAGTTCTGGAAAACTATAGCATAGACTTTTTCTCCATGGACACAAGAACAGATAGACAGATTATCTTATGGAGATTTTGTAAATATAGTACTCAGAGATTTTTCTCAAGATAAAAATGTTTTGGAGCTTGATGAAAACGGAGAAATGTCTGCACGAAATGTAATTTGTGCCGATCCGTTCTATGGAAGATCTGTTACAAGCAGCCAACAAACAAGGTGTATAATCAGTAAGCTGTAGTAGCATTTTGGAGACCTTATATAGTATAATGACAAAACAAAGAGCTTTTATTTATACTATTAGAACCATCCTAGTTTTAGAAAACAAAACGCACTTACAGAAGTTCAGCTCATAGATCAGGTCATACAATATTGTAAGTATTTCTTTGACAAGATACCTATAATTCGACGTGTTGGTTCAGTGTTGAATCCTAATACTGGTAAGTTTGAACCGCATCAACAACCTGCAATTCTTGGATTTGCTCCTAATAAAAGCATATTCGACAACTGGATAGATAAAGAGATGACTCTTTATGACAACAAATGTCTTATAGAACAGTTCTTAGAGCAAAGATTCCCTGAAACACAGGTACGTTGGATTACACGAGAAGAACAGGCTAGTCACAATTCGAATGCGAACGCTTGGTATGACATTGAAAATAATTGTGTGTGTCTTGTTATGGATGCTGTAAAGTCAGATAATATAATAGAAGAGTTCTTACATCCTATAACACTGATGATGTAGTGCTCCAGTCCGTCTGTATTTGATGACTTATACGATTAGGCTGTGGAGAAATATCCAGAAATCCGTAAGCAGGTGGATAAGTTATATGGAAACGAAGATGAATTTGTAAAACGTAACGAGGTTGTCACTAAAGCTCTTTCTAAAGTATTAGACAAGAAAGAGAAGAACAAAAATCGTATAAGCGTAACAGAATCCATATTTAAGGATATAATAGATCATATATCTCGTATATCGAATGGCAAGCATCAGATTGATGTAAATAAACTTCCCGATATGACATTGGATTAGTTCGTACAACTTATATGTTGTGAAGATGTACAGTTTCTTACAAAAGATGCCGCACAGTATATAGACGAAGTAAAACAAAAACGATTGTATAATATAGCAAATACGCTTGACCCGAATGAGATCCATGAACGACTTACTGATGCGATGGAGTCATTACATCGATAGTTGTCTAGTAAAAAAAGAACGTCTATTACTGATACTCGTAGGAAGCAGATTCATGAAACGCTGAATAAAATAAGAACTGCAGACACTATTGTACTAATGAATGACTTTTTAGGACAAGCTATTGAGAGTCTTGGTATTCCTAATGAGACTGATAATACGATTCCTAAAGATTATACTCCAAATGATCTAGACTCACATCCGCAATCTGTGTGGGGAGCTTTACTAAAAGCTAAAGAAAACAATTACGCAAATGTAGATCCTATGTTTTTAATGGATGAATTTAGATTTAGTATAGGTTTCTACGAATAGACGATGAAACTTCTCGAAAGTTTTATACATAATACTGGTATCTTAGAGCAGTATATGTCTGACCAACAAGCAGGAGAAATACGAGAACAAGCAGATAATCTAAATAAAATTCTTCGTACAGTAAAGTCCTTATGGAGAGACGCTGTGTTTACCGTTGGAGACCAAATTGTTGACAATTCTATCGATGAGTTTGTTACAGCAGAAAAACAAGATAAAGAATCTATGAAAATTGTATATAAAGATTGGCTTCATAGGAATCTTTATTATGGCGATATTAATCTTGCACAGAAATTGGCAGCCAACTATGGTAGACATCAGAACGGTATTGTAAAAATGGCGTTTACATTGATAGGAGAAGCTAATACCAAAACATAGTTACGTTCGTACAATGAAGCTGTAGAAATAGACAAAGCGTTCAGTAGATGCAACAATGCTATACGTAAATCTCTTCCGTTCTCATGGCAAGATATGTTTATGGAACGTGATAGAAAAGGCAGGTATACTGGAAAATTTGCAAGAAAACTCAACTTTGGATAGTATGACCAAGATTTGGACTAGTTCGTTTCTGAGCTCAATAACAAATTTGATCAGGACTACGGATACCATTATGTATACAATGCGTCTGGAGATTTAGTGCGTTCAGATAATCAGCAACTAGCAGAAGATGAACCATGGGGCGACAGCATGACTAGTGATGATTGTCCTGTATGTATAAAGTATCTCAACGAGATTAATAAGTGGAAGGGCATTCATTGTCACAGAAGATATACTGCTAATTATTATGGAGAAATGTTATCTAGACCGATAACAGCTACTCATAAGCAAGCTGGGGAACCATATGTGGATCTTCCGCACGGTCTATCTCCAAAAACATACTTTAAGTATAACAGGTTACAAGAAGATATAAACTACATATTGAACGATTGCACGGATCAAGATACTGGTTTTGCTAGGCCTGAATCACTTGAACCAGAAGATAAACTTAGGCTAGATCGTCTTTAGAAAGAGCTAAGAGATCTAAGTAATCCATTTGAGGACGATGGTTCGTTAAAGGAAGACGAAAAATATCAGATAGCCATAGAATTATGCTCTTGGTAGACGTGGATAGGTAAAAAGTTGAACACTAAAGTTGACATATAGGCTTTTGAAGACGAATGTTCAAAACTTTCTGGTCAAGAGTTGGAAGATTTTGTAAAATACAATTCTTATTGGGGAGTACACCCGCAATACAGTGAGCAAATACCATATGCAAATATTCCATAGGACATAAGGGTTCATGAGATGGATCTTAGAAAGTCTGCTTTGTTACGAATGCCTAGTACGACACGTGATTTGTTTAGAGAATTATATCAATATAGGTTTAGTGGTGAGTTTTGGAAAAATTGTAGGGACTGCGATCAATATATTGCAGATAACAAACTCAGACAAAATTTAACAACACACGATAGATTTGCGGACCGGTTTTATAGAGAATTAGTTCCGTATATAGACGAATATGGTAACTACAGAACTGTTACTGGATAGGTAATGACGCCTCAACAGTATGGTGCGCTTGTAAAGTAGTATAGGGAACATCACGATGATTCGTCTAAACCACTTGTAGTATTGCCTGAATTGTACTCTTTTAAAGATTATATAACAGATCTGTATGTACAAGAGGCGTTACAGAACGGAACTATACCTGGATTTAATGATAATGACAACGTACCTGTATCGTTCTCTGGTATGAGCGAAAATGATATACGTATGAGAGTAGAATAGTTATTCACGTACGTATATAATTATACTGATTATGATGGAACTCCTAGATCTGAAACCAGACCATTGAGTGTATTTGTTACTAATCAACCATCCCACAACGTATTTCTTTCAGCAGATAAGGATAATAACGTTAATGTAGACCATGTTGTTATAAATGTACCTATAGGAAGATTTAGCACAAAGGTAGATAACGGAAATAATCTCGTAGATGGCGAGTTTGATCCACAGCTTCGTGAGTCAGAACAACCTGTTCGTTTCGATGCAGATGGTAATCTGCTATATGATAACTCTAAAGCATTTAGTAAGCTTGGTGAAATAGGAACTCCAGATAGGGATCTGTACGAACTTCTTGTCGACACGATGAGAAAGAAATACCTGCAGGCGCATCCTAATGCAACTAGGTATGATTATAGGCTACCGTAGATAAACGCATCTAATAGTTAGATATTATCTAGAGCGCTAAGGATAGGTATTAAGGATGCGTTCTCTAGTGTTATCGAATCAATATACGCAGTACAAGAAAACGATACCGATATGAGAACGGAAGAGTCTTATATTATAAACCCAGACGGTAGTAAGTCTTTAACTCTTCCGAGAAGATTTGATTCTTTACTTGAAGATCCGTAGCACATATCTAAAGATGTTGTAGCAGGAGTTAAAATGTATCTGTACATGTCTAATAATTACAAAGACATGTAGGATATTGAGGCATAGCTAAACATGTTAGAGTATAACATGAGAGATGATATTAGGCAAACTCCTTTAAATCATAGCGAATATGGTTTTAAATCTGCAGAGAGATCTGATGAAGTAATGAAACGTATGATAAACACTCATGTATACGAGGATCAGTCAGCATGGGGCGCAGATACGCCAATGAAAGTTGCCATTAGCAAAATACACAAACAAGTGAGCAAATATCTCGTTTTGCAACTCTTGGCATTTAATGTAATGTCTGTAGCTACAGGTTTTGTTGATCAGATGAGTAGGTTGTTAACAGTTGCTTTTTCCGGTAAACTATTTTCTCCTATAGATTTCATATATGGACTAGGATCAACTATATACCACACACCAGCTATGATATGGAATATGGGCAAGTCATATAACAAATAGGGTGATAAATTGGTAGGAACAATGGCTGCACTTGGAATTGGGGCTGATTACAAAGAAATTGTTGAATATACGTCGAAGAGTCAGCTTAGAAATGTTGTTGTAAACTCTGCTCTTGGTGCATATTCTATGATGGATTACTATGGTTCTTCTACGGCTCTTGTAGCAATGATGAGACAAAGGAAGTTTTACGATGGAGGTGTTGTACCAGCTGGGTTTTACACATCATATGAACTTTAGAATAAGCTTAAAGATGCCGGAATGTCCCCAATGGAAGCTAGAATACATGCCTATCGGTCCAGACTTATGTCACACACTACAATGTGGGGTGCTGTAAAGATAGAACCAGGAGGCAAATTTGTTGTAAAACCAAAATGGTAGCAATACATAAAGACAAAAGATATATCTCAGCTACGTAAATCTGCGTTACAACAAGGTGCGTTATTTGCTGGTACCAATCCTAAAAACGATAAGCCGTTTATAAACATAAACGCACTAGGTATGGCTTTAACCGGCATGCGCGGATGGCTTCAACAGAGTTTATAGTGGCAAGGTCTTTTAGATGGTATATAGGATGATACATCTGTACGGGAGTTTGAAGAAAAAGAAGAGGAAGTCATACGGCATGGTAAAACTACAAAGAAGGTTAAGCTTAAGCGTAAAGGTAGAACGCCTGAATAGAAGTATAGAAGGTTCTCTTGGAACTTTGAAATGGGAATGCCAGACGACAACGTACTGACAAATGTTGTACGTAGTATTCCTAGAGTAATACGTTCGTTTTGTGATCTTGTGACATTTAACCTTGGAAAAGCGTCAAAAAGGATATCTTATTCAGAGCGTAAGGCTTGGAGAGCTTTGATCATGTATGTAGCATCTATAGTATTGATAGGATAGACGATAAGTCCGTTAGTAGATTGGGCCAATACAGCACCGGCTCCACCTGCATATAGTACAGCCAAAAAGCTTAAATCATACCAGACTCATGATGCAGAATACGCAAGAGAACAATCTGCTGCGTTTATGCCTTGGGAAGATGAATATTATGACTATCAAATTTATAAACTATAGGTTGCGACTATTGCAATGCGTACCTATCAAAACAAAATGGATGGTATATCACCAATAGCAGCAATGGATGTTATCAAATAGGCTGCAGTGACATATTCTGGATATGATAGAGCGCAAACAGCTGCTACAGAATGGTTGTTGTGGAAAACAGGCATTTTACCAGACGAAGAAGGAGAAATAATAAAACAGGGTTCGTATAAAAACTTCTCAAAAGGAGAACGTGATATACAAATGTTAGTCCCAGGTCTTAGAAACATACACACTTCATTTAGTCATTATGGTGTGCAAAATAACCTTAGGTGGTATCTATAGACGTTTGGTAATCCTGAGTTTAAAGATGTCAAAATCAACGATAATAGACCTGTTGAAAAGAAGGCAAAGAATAAGAAGAAAAAGACAAGTAAAGAAATGAATTTCGACAACGATATGAATTTTGATAACAACATGAACTTTAATAACGATATGAATTTTGATAATGATATGTCATTTGACTAACACGACGTATCAATAGTAGTTCAATATGAAAAATTAAAAAATAAGGAGATAACACAGAAATGTGTTACCTCCTTTTTTATTTATCAACTATAGACCCGTTATAGTCTCCAGCTGGCAATGTATTGTCGTCTGTCCACGATTCCTTATTAGAATAATACAAACGATTTTGTAATATATATTCTAACAGTTCAGCGTTATCGGTCCCCCAAAAATCTAATATTTTCAGTTTGTCGGTACAACTTAATGAAAAGGCGTGCTCACCAACAATATCAGATATTTTAGGACTTACCCAATACTTGTATACGATAACAGGAGTGCCGCTTATATAGCGTACAAACCTGTTTTTCACCGTCGCTTGCCTTGAAAATCTTATTGCTCTATCAATGCTTTGTTCTGTTCTAACATCGTCATTGTATGCTAAAAAGACTTCTTTTTCAGAAGATGGTCTGTCTTTATCGTGATAAAATATACCAATAAATCCAGATTCTTCTGAAAAATCTTCTGGTTTAAACGAATCGTCTAGTAGTGCTATTAGCGACATGTCTGTACAATTCATGCCTTATAGGTCTAAATGTTCAACACCGTTGTTTTCGTAATACTCAATTGAGTGATCCCATTTGTTATTGTCAATATGCCACTTTATCTTATGCAAAGTGTCAACTATAGTATCTTTTCGTGCAATAATTTGATCAAATGTCAATTCAAATACACGAACATCGCCTGGAAGATTGTTACCAACAGCTACAATAAAGAATGAGAATGTCCAGTCCTCTGGATTATCTTTTAACTCATTCTCTATATACCATAGTACAGCCATGTAATAATAGCATAGCTGTCTACAATAATCAAACGTCTTCATAGAATCTTCAAACTGCCATAAATGGCTTGTGGTCTTCAGATCTATGATTGTACAATGCTTCTTCTTCTTATTAATCTTTATACGATCTAACAAAGACTTACACTGTACTCCTTCACATTCCCAATTGATGTGGAACTCACTATGTATCTCTTCATCTTCATCTCTATCTAAGATTTTGAATGCTGCAACATGTTCTTTTGCCGCATATAAGATGTCGTTACACAGTTTATAGTCCCATTTGCCTATAAGAATCTTTCCTGAGTTAGTGGCATCGATATAAGGAGTTAGCTCTGAGGCTATTTTAGAGGCCTCTGACAGCATCTTCTCCTCTGACTTACCAATTATACTATAACTCTTCTTATAAGCGTCTAGAAGGCGTTTTTCGGGCTCTATTTCAACACTATTAGCCAACTCTCTACAAAACGCATATTGGTTTGTAGATGCTGGCTTTATTCCTTCATATACCATGTAGTCTTTATCAAACTCATTTGGTTGTAGAATGAACTCGTGTATCATAGTACCCCTTCTCAACGATGTTGTATCAAGATCAGGAACTTGATCTGTGAGATGTCTGTGTAAATAGGCTGGACCTTCTTTTAGGTACCAGCCTATATTGCTATTACTTATACGAGACATATCCTCGTAATAAGGAATATTAATTTCCATGGTTACTTTGCATTTTAATGTCTTCGATCATGGCGTCTACTTGCTTATGATTTCTCACAAGATAACATACAGATTTACTGTTATGTCTTTTCAAGTAGTGTTTGAAGAGTTTGTATCTTAATGGGAAGGAATCACCCATTAGACCTTTACACTCTACTATGAACTTATAGCCTTTATATTGACCAATAAAGTCTGGTAGATATGTAATAGGTCGTATCTTTTCTCCTAAATACTCGAATTTGTTTAACAGTACAAAATGCTTTGGCTCATATTTCACGTTGATTCCAGCGTTCATAAAAGCTTCATAAGTATAGCATTCGAGTTTGCTTCTGAAATGTATACCATACTTATCGACCTTTGTCGCATTTCGTACTCTTCCTTTACTTTCTACGGAAGACTGTTTTGAAGATGTTTTCATACAAATTCTTTCGTAAATCGTAGCTCAGCTGAATGTTCTTCATATCTGCATCATACAGCTGTTTGAGAGTATAGATGTTAGTAGCAGCAAGTGCTGCGCATAACATTGTCAATACAACATCAATTCCGCTCATATTTATTTAGTGTTTTATCAAGCCATTCTTTTACTATATTAAACCCACAGTTTGCTACAGCATCAGATATGTCTTTTGAGTTAAACTTCTTGTTGACGAAAAATGCATCAAGTCCATACTCTTTACTATAAGTACGAGCTTTTAGCATACCTGTTCTGTCACGATCATAAAGAATCAGTATATGTTTATACTTTTTCTTTAGTTTATCCAGGATTTTAGTAGGTAAAAATGTAGTTTCGCTTGAAGGAGATACAGCATCGTAACCCATCTTGTATAGCACCATAACATCCTTTAAAGATTTTGTTATGATTAATAGGTTACGTTGTCCTTTTGGTAGTTGTTTAAGACCTTGTATGTTTTCAGTTGTCACATTAGCTCTCCATTTTGTGTATTTTGTATTAAATGGACGATAAATCTTAAACTTATCATCTATCTTATACGCATACATCGGATTACTATCTTTATACACACCAGATACAATGTTGTTACATAAGAAATATTTTATGCTAAACACTTGAAACTTCTTTAAGGTTTCTGTATCTATTCCGTACTGACCCCAATAGTTTATATCGGTATCAGTAAAAGGTTGTCTTACAATGCCTATATCTGCTGAGGAATAAGATGCATATTCTCGTGTCACGCCTCTTGTGCTTTTGGGTGCTTGAGTACGTAGTATCCTCAGTAGTTCTTTTTCAAGATCACCAGGTCTGGTAATATGTTTATACTCTTTTACAAAAGTAACAACATTACCAGATAGACCTATACCGTGATCTTTAAACATCAAACCACCGTTTCGTCCTTTGAATACAGCAAAACTTGGTATTTTATCATCTTCCCTAAATGGGCTGTTATACAATTTACCCACCGTGAATTCTCCTAAATAATAACGATATATGTCATAATCGTCTAATTCGTTTAGTATATCAGTGAGAATTCCTAATTTTGCTGTTTTAGTACTATACATTATCCGTGCTTTTCTAACCAATCAACGCCCTCCTGAAAACCCCACTTAAAGGATTGTTCGTGACAATACTCACCATCAGCATATTCTTCTGAATATCGTTTATCACAAGCATCGTCTATTGTATTTACCCATTCAACACCAGTCCTTATTTGTGGTGTAGCTTGGTTTTCAAATCCTTCTTTGATTATATTATACAGTTCCTCATACGTTGGAAATATACCATTTGAATCAATCGGATAGCCTTTGTTTATAAGGAACATCTTCGTTTTTGTTTCATCAGATTCACTTTGTTTCTCAAGCCAATCTATACACTCTACAGCATTTTCATAACCCTGCTCTGCAAAACCTTTAAGAAAGTCGATAGTAGTCTTTCTTAATCTTTCATCGTCTTTATTGTCCATACTATTTACATATTATAATTAATCAATCATGAAATAGTCGTTTAACAATTGCCTATTCTCTTTGATAAACAAATCTCTTTGTTCTGCTGTATGAAATGATATAGGGTTGTATGTAAGACAACTAACGTCTAGATTAAGACTACTACCTAAACGACACAATGTGTATTTATGTACCTTAGTGTCTGTCCACTCTTTATCTGTTATTTCACCACCAAAACGATCGTCGTTTTTTATGATTTGGGTAATCAGAGCATACGCTTTTGCACGTTTTGCTTGTTTTTTAGTAGCAAATATACAGATGTCAAGAGGATTCTTAAAACAATTCCTGACAAGTGTTTCTGACATCATATATCCCTCCACGTACGCGTTATGACACTTCTGTTTGAGACTTTCAAGCCAAGAAAGACATTTCTTCTTGAACACTATGTTTGTAAAAGTACTTTTTTCTGTATCTACTTCATACCCTTCTGGGACACTAATCTTTACCTCTTTTGTTTCTTCGTTCATGGTTTATAAACTCTAAGTTAAACAATTAGTTGCGGAGGTAGGAATCGAACCTACGACCTTCAGGTTATGAGCCTGACGAGCTACCACTGCTCCACTCCGCGATATGTAGGCACCGGATTCTACTTCTACCGATTTCACAAGATTCAGAGTCGAGTGAACTATCAAATTGTTCTAGCCTACTCATCTATAACTTACTTTTAGTTGCAGTTCGCGATCTGAACTAATTTCTATTATAGATGTTTTATATTTGTACCACTAGCGGGATTCGAACCCACACGGACATTTCTGTCCAACAGATTTTCCTACTACTCTATGTTACCATAGCCAAACAAGTCTTATGTAAGGATTACAGATTCGAACTGTACCTCTATCATCACAATAGAATGCGCTTACACCATCACCCTATGCTTGTTTGTTGTAGTCTGGAATACATCATTACCATATTGAAATTCTAGCTAGATATACACTACTTAGACAGCGTGTTTAATTAGACATATCTTTATTAGAGTTAATTATTCTCTGTAGGAATTGCCATATACTCCAAATGTTCTGTTCGTTAGTATAAATTTCAATTTAGGTATCTCCTATATGAAAATAAAAGTGACACAGAAAATCAGCACCTCTGTACACTTCAATGCAAGAAAGGGGATTCTACGCAGCTGATTTGTTCTCATAGACCGATTCTCTATTCTTGTTTATTCTCAATTTAGCACGGTGTTATCCTTATACTGATTAATATGCCTTACGTAAGTTTATCTATGCGTATAGGGATTCAAACCCATCGTCGTTTATAGCTTTATCCACTTACTTCTCATGCCGATATGGACTTTCACCGTTTAGAGAAATTTAAATCTGCTACATTACCAATTCTGTCATAGTGGTATGTGTGGCAGGCTTGTTAATTCCTGCCACTAAGATTTATTTATTAATTAAAAATTTACAACTATGAATTAAATTAAAATTCAAAGTTGGTTGTAATCAGGCGGAGATTCGAACTCCGCAATCCGTCAGCTATCTTTTAGAGTGACCGCCATAACCTCTAGGCTACTGATTCACCACTGACCATTTATAAACAACCACATCACGGACAATGCATTATCATTAGAGCACCGTGAAATGTGGACTTGTCTCTCTATACTACGCTCAAAGCCATTATATAGATCCTATATTTATTGGTTGTCAGTACCAGAACATTTAAATAAATAGTTTGTAATTATGAAAACTAATAAGCTATTGTAGTATGGAGGGGAATCGGACCCCTCTACAACCATTCATACTCCAGGGATTTACTAGATCCCAGCTCCACCATGTTGCTCATACCACCATTTGATGGTTAATCGCAACAGTTCTGTGTGACTTAAGCCACTAATATTAAAACGGCAGTATATTGTCGTTCTCACTACCAGATGTTGCCGGAGTACTATCTGCTGTTACAGAAGCAAGCGGATCGCTAGACTCATCGTCTGCTTTAATCAGTCGCTCAAAAGAATCTCGAGCAAACTTCTTAATCTGTGTAGTTTCTACAGACATAGGTTCAACAAATATACCATTAGGTGATACTGTTGTATAACCCTTCTTGTCATATACAACTTTCAGGCGAAGAGCCTTCTTTGTTGCAATCATTGGAGTAAGCTGTTCCTTAACCCAATTAATCATCTCAGAGAAAGAGTTAATCTCTTTATCCTCAATCTTATCGTAAAAACATGAGATGATTTGCATTATACGACCAAACTGAATATTGTCTCTCTTTTGAAGATCCTCATCAGTCTTAATCCACATATTCTTCTCATTCTTCCACTCTGACATAGATACGGTCTGTCCATTCTTGTTCTCGAATACGATCTCAAGAAAGTCCTTGTCTGTAGGAGACTTCTTAACATTAACCTCTTTAAGGTAGATGTCGTCATTAATACCAACTGGGATGTAGTTTGAAACAAACTCATCCACATTAATCTGCGCGTTTTTTGTACTGTACATATTTTTATTTAGTTACTGTGTTAAACATCCGAACTTACACGTTCTTATAAATCTTATCCCAATAAGTAGTCAAATTACCATCTTCGTCACCAGTAGTGATTACAATGTCTTGACCACGTAAATGAGGTGCTCTAGCTTCTTTTGGTGTTCCATCGCCACCTTTAAAGCTAATGTGGGTTTCGTTTCCTTTTCGATACAGAAATCCAACAGCATCTGCTTCGCCACATATTATGGAGCTCAGCTTACCAACTAAGTCGAGTGACATTTCTGACAACTCTTCTCCGTCTTTGTTAACCTGAGTATCCTTGACATGTCCTACTAATATGAATTCATCACATAAGTCTTTGAACATATCTATCACTTTACGTACGGCTTGTCTGATATAGAAATATCCACCTCCATTAGGAAGTTCTCGTACATCAGAACCTTTCCAGTTTTTACCAACGGGAGATTGACGATAAAGTGTTGCTGCATAAGGCAGACATATTTCTTCGAGACGTGTAGCATTATCTATAGTTATGTGTCTATAGAATGCATGTCCTACTTCTGTATTCTTAGCTCTAATGGCTTGAGCAATTTCTCCTAAATCTGAAACACTACGTGCCTGAACAGCCATAGCATCTATGAATGTAGAACCACCCTCTAGATCTACTATAAGGTTGTTCTCTAGTTGTGCCAATGCCGACGTTTTGCCTGCTTTTGGACGTCCATAGATTATTAAAAACTTCGGATTAGTCGAAACTGCTGGAACTTTAGATGTAGGTAATATCAAACTCATTTTTATTTTGTTATGTTAATGTAGATGTCAATGATCTCCTTCTTACGAGAGTTAGAAAGTATATCATAGATACGCTTTGTACCCTCGTTGAGAGGAATTAGCTCATAACCGATCTGTATCTCATCAGAGAACAGAGCGATAGGAGTACCATCCTCAAGTTTGAAATCAAAGATATCCTCATACTCATTCTTATTCTTCAGAAGCGTTGCAAGAGCCTTGCTGAATGTAGCAAAATCAGGCTTAGCAGGTGACTTCTTAGTACCAGGAAGTGTAATCTCAATATCGATAATCTTCTTTGTCTTCTTAGACGTTGCCTTAGGAGCCAAGATTATCTCATCGTCACTATCTGTATAAAGATACGGAGCAATCTTCTTTAGATTAGAAGATATAATAGAATTAATGCTCTTAGTGTAAATGTTGTTACTGGGATTCTTCTTAGTATTGTTAGTGATATCGAATGTATATGTCATGTTTTCAGCCTTTCTTTTTATGATTCCATTTCAGTCTCTATCAGATTGTTATATGCAAGATCGTTTTCAAATTCAAGTATACAAGGTTTGCCAGCATCTCTATTCTTCAAGATGTGGATATACACCTTGTTCTGAGTAGGTAGACGATTTGGTCCGTATTCTTGTATGTTTAGCGTCTCTGGTCTGTGGACTACCAATACATAGTCACTTGCCTGAAATATGGAATCTGATGATGATAAATCGCTTCGCATCGGGTAGTGTGCAGAAGCATTATTAATTCGTTCCGGAGATTCGATATTACGGTTCATCTGTGTAATTTGTACTATAGATGTCAACGGCAATTTCTTCAATCTAATCCATACTTCTTGCAACTCACTTAAAGTCTCTAATGTAGAGCCTATTCGTTTTGTTAAAAGAGTATGATCGTATAAGATAATAAAGTATTTGCCTGTTCCTTTCACATGTTCGTTGTAAAAGTCAACCGCTGTTTGTAATACCTGTTGAGGATTTCCTGGATCATCTACAAAGTAGATTGGATAATCTTTCAACTGATTGGAAACATCGACAATCTTCCCGAATGTTTCATCGTCGAGGTCCTGTAAAGAACTATACAACTCCGAAGTCGTTTTCCTGAGTTTGTTAGAAAACGTCCTTCCGACCTGCCTAAATCCAACCATCTCTAACGAGAAGTTAAGTATCACAACATCTTTGTCCGGATTTTTGTCAATAAGATCAGTCTGCAATTCGTTTACAAAGGACGATTTGCCACTTGCAGAAATGCCGGCTATAGTCATAACTATATTGGACTCAATACCTCCCATACACACCCTGTTTAACTTCTTCCATCTAGTGTGCAATGAAGAAATCTTGTGTTCTTTTCTCGCCTTAATGTAGTCTACTGCTTCTTTTGTTACAGCAGACATAGGTCTATATGAGAGCTTATATGAGTTCTGTTCCATATGCGTCTTGCGTCTTAGTTGTGCTGTCCTTCATCTCTTCTTCAGTTTCTTCCCATTGATGGTCTACTAACCATCTCCACATAGTCTTCATATAACCTATCTTGCCAGATCTAGTCTTTTTATCTATTTCAAAAGCAAGACAGTTGTTGATATGTTCTGCCGCAGCTGAACTTCTACCAACGTATGTGTTATACAAATGTCTACATTTATTTACATTCGCTCTCAGATAGTTTTTAGTGCCATCTGGTCGCAGAACATAAACTGGGTACATGTCATAGAACAAATCGAAATAGTCCTTTTCAGGCGTAATAAATTTACTCAACGTTTCGGTAGGTTCATAGACAATGGATCCACGTCTCTCTATCGACGTGATAAGTCCCTGTTGAATTAAGTATGATATTTCGTCGTCGCTAATAAGGCTGACTAACTTGCGGACGTCTTGATTATAAGTTTTTTGATTCTTATCCAATACCATACTTAAGAAGACTAACTGATTCAAATTGATATTTGCTGATAAGTTCAGCAATTTTGTATCTAATTCTATAATCATACTCTTATACTCAATGGTTAACAAGTAACGAATTAGACTTGTGCAAACAATGTTAGCTGTCTACACTTTAGTTGCTCCGCTATTTTTGTAGCTTCTCTGATGTAATATGTATAATTGACGTGTCTGCATTTAATGTCTACATCGTCATACTTGTTTAACAAAGTAACTCCAGATTTTGTAAGTAGGTTTGTATATGACGTTTTACCGTTTTCAGTTTTTAACTTATACAAACAACATCCATTTGTAGATGCATAAAATCTGTTTATACGTTGTACTACTTTTCCGTTATATTCTACTTTGAATTTCTTATCCACACGCTGTCCCATGACAAATTTACGTATGTCATCGCATTTTGTTATTGTGTCTTTAACAGGAACACCGTTTATAAGATAATTTATTACAGCTTCTGGTATAATGACTGGTGCAAGCCCTTTACCTAATTGAGTATCTGTAATAAACATACCTTTCTTTTCTATCAGATTTGGATTTCTGGACTGAGAATATCCTTCTTTGACACCAACATAGTCATTGACTGCGTACTGATAAAACGCTTCATAATGTTCGCCTTCGAAAGAGAGCTGTGTGAGTTGCTCAAGTTCAGCAACCGATTCTTGCAAATTGCTTTCAATTTCCTTTTTTGCAACAAACATAACACCGTCTGTGTTCACCTGCACAATCCTGCAGTTATACTGTAATAATATGTCAACCAACATCAATAATACCAATTGACCATTGATACGTATTTTGAACACACTAAATGGATCATACATCCAACTAGTCTCCTCTTGCATTTTCCCTGTAACAGAATTAAGAGTCAATTTTAGAGCCAGATTCTTAAGCTTCTGTCCATTATGCTTCGCCTCAAGCCTCTCCTTATACAGTTGAGTGTAGACGTCGATTCCTGCTTTGCCTAAGTGCCTAGGAAACCACCCATAGCGCACAATGAATGACGGATACATAGATGCTACATCAAGATGTCCGATGTATTCGTCTTCTTTAGGCACGAATGTTTCCGGTGTGTTTAGCGAATGGATTCCGCCAACTCCTACCGAAAACCGCGTATTTGAGAGGACAAACTCCTTCTCATAGCCTTTGCGTTCTCTTGAATAGACTACAGTGCTCTTCATCTCTTCAAGAACTGATTGTAATATTGGATTTTTATACGATATGATAGGCAATATCACATCTTTAAGTGGTATGTAATCCATAGGTGAACGCATTTCTTTTAATTTCTTGTAGCTTATATGTAATTGCTCACATATCTTCTTAGACAAAATACGTTCTCCGAACTTCACGCTATCCATAGAATAAGCGTTAATTCCATATTCTTCTTCAATCCACTTTCGTAGCTCGTAGTCGCCTTGTTTTACCAACTTCTCAAATAACTCATGTGTTGAATTTACATCATTGATGTTATATTCAACCATTACTTCCACGTCATCTGCAGGTATAGGCTTACTAAAATCTCCCTCGTACTCTAACACATTTGGATAATGCATTGTTAATTGCATCTCTTTTAATCCCACTCTTAGTTTACTTGAGTACATTAATGTGAGTATATCGATAGATTCAAAGAAGTTCATGTACATCCACTTTTTATACCTATCTCTATTTTCATCTCCTTGGATTAGTAATTGAGATAGGTTGGATAAAGAAATACATCCTTGAGTATATGATAGGCTTTTAAACTTAGAACCATAGTCTATGATGTAATTTAGGATAACATCATCATAATGATGATTGTTGTACCCAGCGAACAACAAAGATTTGTCTAAGAAATAGTCTATCAATTCTTCTATTTGGTTTTTCCTCATTGAGTATTCAAACTTTTTTAGTTCGTTTGTCTCTGTGTTTTTACAGACACAATGAAAACAATTTGGAAAAACCTCTATGTCGAATATAACGACTTGTTTGTTGTGTATTAACATTGACTCATGGTTCTAGTTAATTGTTTATTATTTATGCTGCTAATCCGAATCGTAACATGTCGTCATAATATACTGATGCACGTACGTTTCCGTACATATCTACAACTTTAAGACCTACATTATTAGACGAAAGTCTTGTTATTCTAGATATACGATTCTGAATAGTATTATTGCTATCTGAAATCCTCATACCAACAAGAGGATATCCGTATACATACGGATTTGCTTCTACGAAAGAATACACATCTCCTGTTGCACAATGTGTACTGTTTTGTAACACGTGCTTGTGTAGAACATACAGAGATAACTCTTCTGGTTTGTATACATGTCCGTTACAATATTTATTGCTCAACATGTTTCTAAAGTTTTCTGTAGCTTTTGTCCTTCGTAATTCCCATTCCTTTTGTAAAATGTCAGGAAACAAGAAAGACTTAAGCTCTTTCTCTGTTGGTTGAGGATTTTTACGCTCCCATTTCTGCAACTTATGCCGTTCGTATGCGTGACATTTTGCTGCTACGCCATGCGGGATTGTATTTTTTGGACGTGTTTTGTAGATAGGCTCGTTTGTCTTTACGTCCCATAACAAACGTCCTTTGCTATCCTTTTTTTGAACTGGCTTACCATACAGATCTTTTATAACCTCTGTATTGATGGTTGCCAACTCTTTTTTGGACAATCTTGGTGGAAGTTTAAGTTTTCCAGACTCTTGTAGCTTCCTAAGGTTTTTAGCATAGTTTGGATTCGGCTTTGGAACATCATCCTTTATACCGAGAGAATGCTTTACAGATACGTAAGAATTCAACTTATGCTTATAACCTTGTACTGAAACTTTTGGTGCTTTGAAGTCACGAATCAGCATATCCAACTGCTTTACTTTAAGAAGTTTAGCAAATTGACGTCCACGTTCGGTGTTCATCCACTTCTTCAATTCATCAAGTTCCTTATATTGTTTATTGAGGTCTTTAAGCCTCTCTGTTATTGTCTTCTCCATATTGATTATGTTTTTAAATTAATAAAAAATGGTAGTTATAGTCGGTCTCGATCCAACTCTCTTCTGTATATACAGAGAGCGCCCAAAGCATATATAACTTTTGTATTATTGTTAATTACCGTAAAATACAGATGTATCTATCATCTCAAATCCTCCTGCACAGTATTTACAATTTTCTGTACATTGTTTACAACTTCTGCGAGTTTGTAGTTTACGTTCCGTAAGAGCCTTTTTTCTCAAGCGTTCGTCTACGCGTTTAGCTTGCCTACGTGAATATGTTTTTACATATCGTTCTCCATTATATATAAGCATTACGTATACTATTAGTAAGATCCTGCATCATTTTGCAACTAGATAAGTAATCGCATAAATTGTTTAACTTTATATTATTATGATGTTCTTCATACTTTCTTGCGTATTTAAACCACGCTTTTTTATATCTTCTCGACCACTCCATAGTTAAATTATAACATTAGATCTTTAATATCAGACATATCGTTATCTGTTATAGAAATGGTAGCTGAATCATTGAACGATGCAAGCTTCTCGTCTATCTTATTGATCTCGAGCTGAAGTTTGTTTTTTATTGCTGTAATCTTAGCAGAAGTAAAGGTCTCTGTCTTACCAGTACCCTTCTTACCAGCCTTAGCTTTAGCTGCTGGATTTATAGTAGCCTTCTTGAGAATCTCTTCCCAGTGTGCAAGCTGTTCCTTAAGCTCACAAGCCTTGTATATGTTATAGTAATGAGTCTTCTTAGCTTCCTCGTAGTTAAACTCAGTAATGCCACTATTGATAGCGTTCAACATAAGTTTAATCTTAATAAGATTCTCAGACATCTGAAGTATCTTATTATGAAGTACTGCAAGATCCATACCAGAACCCATACCAGCCTTCTTAGCTTTAATGGACATCACGTTCTCAGACTTAATGATACGCCAGTATCGAGTCTTAGTCTTACAAATGAGATCACGTGTATTAATAATATCCTTTGAAGTAAAAATGTTTGATTTCTTGTTCATATATTTTGATTTTAATTAGACTTCTAGTTATATGAATTTGAAATCGTCTACCTAGTCCCCCTATGTGGTCTCGAACCACGTGGTTCCGCCCGTTCGCTGCGGTAGGGGGTTATAGAAAGAAGATGCGGGTTTCCCCACACCTTCTCTATATATAGAGTTTATTCCAACTTCTAATCACAAATGTAACAAAGCCTTTTGTTTCAGATGTAATTGAGTCGTTGTCAAGGCTTTTGTAATCTCCTGATTACTCATCACCTATCCAAGCAACCCCTGTTGGTCCAATCTCAACGCTAATTACGTTCTCATTAGAACCTGGAAGATGGAATTTGTGTACTTTCTTATTTACTCTGAGATTGACATCTGTAGTTTTGTTATACTCAGCTCCTGCTGAAAACGAAGAACAAGACCACGCTGTCTTAACTCCCAAATATCCGACTAGAAACAGTCGGTCAATTATGTCGTTAGAGCGTCCTTCACGGTTCAATGCGTCGGCAATATCCTCAAGCAATCCTTTGCCTATAATATGAGAATCTTTGTCTTTTTCTGCCTTAGCCGTCAAAACGCTTATGACTTTAAATGCGAACTCGGCAAGAGATATTCGTCTCTCAGCACCAATCAGTTGATTCCACCATGTAAAACGCGTCTTTCCTAAGACTATTTCACAACGGTCAGTATCTACTGATACCTTAGAATAAAGGTTGCTCTCAGAGCTGTCAATGAGTTCCTTCATTACAGCAGGCTCTAAGAACATGATATTAATGAGAAGCGCACTGTGTTCTGTTAGCTTCTGCATAAGTTAATCCTCCTGGATTTACTCATCTACTTCAACATGAACACGAACCTCTTTCTTACCATCGAGCTGACGATAGTAGTTCTCAGAACTCTGAGTATTACGCTCCTCAGTTGTCTCGATCGCCTTGTCGATCTTCTGAAGCTCTTCAATGAGAGCGCTGACACGTGCACGCTCCTTAGCATTTTCAGCGTTCAGGAACTTGCTCAGTTTCTTGCCAGAAGAGAAGAAAATGTTGCTACCACCGTCCTTGTTGAGAGCCTTAGTGATGTTCTCAACATCCACTTCTGTGGTAATATCGTGCTTGGTAATTGGACAACGAACCTCGATGTCCTCGTTAGCCTCGTCTACGAGACCTTCGTTAATAACGATCTCATAATCGTCATCGATGCCCTTACGTAGGGCGAGAGATGTGATATCGATACCAAGAACCTTATAACGGTTAATGTTACGATTCAGGAACAAGTCCTTGTTGTGGTTTGCCTGCTCAAGACGAGAGGCAAAGTCAATTATGACTGGGGTCTTAACGGCCTTGAAAATGCGACGACCGTAGAGGTTACCAAACGCAGTGAGGTTTGGACGATTTTCCTCAACGATTTGTACGTTGATTTTAGTGTTATTATTCATGTTTTCTTATCCTTTTTGATATCGTGGTTGATTCCACCAACGATAAGATTAATACTATGTAGGACTTTCACCTACGTTAATTTAAAAAAGTTGTATTGCTGTACTAGTTTATTATATATCCAACGTGCTTTTTACCTAAGCACCGCTTTAAACTGTGCGTCATTCAGCTTTATATTCCTTACGCCCCCAATTAGTGGTATATGAAGCTCAATCACTGAAGTCGGGAACCCAATGGTAGGGTTAGCTATGCCCATCGACACAGTCCGTGTTACCGGAAAGCTATGAAAGGCAGATAGTAGTTCATCTACTAAACGTCATACAGCTATGTTTCAGTTATTTAATGAAATAATAAGATACAGCATTACTCGAGTTGTACATCGCCTGATGTACAAAGCGCTCTAAAGTTTCAAGAATCGTGGAGGGTTCACTAGTTGAGCTGTTGTCTTTTGCCAATATGTCTGATTTACAGTTTACTCTGGATATGCAGTTTTCTCTGGAGGTGATAGTTTATTACGCTGGCTATCACGCCTCGTTCCTGTTTTATTTAGAACAAATATATCTTCCAAAGGATATACTTAATCTTACGTGAGGAGTACGTTTCTTTATCGAACTATCTAAGAGTTGCTGTGCTCTTTCAGGTACTTGATTTAAAATTCTTTCTCAGCGATACTACGGCCTGTTTTCTTCTCTTGGCAGGTGCTGCCTCATTTGTTTATAGTGCGCGAATATTCCGATTTCAACGGATACCATTATAGCCCTCGGTACGTTGTTACACCCGATTCTTGTGCTCGTCATCCCATCTGTCGATTTTTCAGACACCAATGGGAATCGGCTCTGATATTCTCTATAGAGACAGTATAGACAATACGCTAGGTATTAGGTTCTGACTTTCGTGTTACATATGTACTTGCACATACATATTTTACCACCTGTCTACCCAATAACGGTTGGCACTCAGCTTCCTCACCTCAGTACTCCCTACTTACAACGTAGGCTTTTCCCTATGAGGGGACACTAATTTTTGTTAAACATGTTAATGACTTATTTTATAAGTAGTTTTATTCTACTCCGATGCAATCGTATTCCTATCTACTGGACTTATACTGTTCACAACTTCTTTTTATTTCCATACAGGATAGATGTGTGTTCAATATGTTGTAGTAGGTCCAAACATGCTTTACGGCATTAGTGGATCTCTTTTACCACTGGAATGTGGCATGTCGAATCATCCTAATGTGCGTCTTTTTCCTCTAGACACAGAAGAGTTGTATGACTTAGTAGACATACTTATTCCCATTTTCCCTAATAAATCAAGTCACAATGTGTTTATTAGTTCTATCATCAGTCTTATGTACGCGGACTCGTGTCGCTCTGTCTTGCATTGACAGCCAATCATTCAACTTTTATATACCGCATGAACGACGAAGGCCTGGCGGTTTTGATTCCTCTGTGGATAGGCACTGGATTTGCACCAGAATGGACTTACATAGGCAGCATATTTACCATACACTACAAGGTAGACTCCTTGCTCAATTAGCCGTTTTACCCTCTTATTCCCATACCTAAGATTCATCTAATTTCTCCTTTCATAATACAGATTGGACTCTGTATGAACACTAGAGGTGACATTTGTTAATTCCACATCACAACAGGTCTGGAGTCTGTTGTGGGTTGCTCGTGTTTGGTTACCAATTATCGTCTGTGGAAAACGATAAAGATTGTCGATACCTGTAACAGTTTTGCTTTTCTTAAGTCTTATGTGTCTTCCGCCATATAATCGCCAGTACGGTTCTCATTATACTTTGAGGGGTTGTTACAGACACTCACCCCTATACAAGGTGGTTTTTCACGCCACTCGTGTCTTCCATCTTACCTTTTGAGCTCTATTTTCAAGCTTTATCGCCATCTAGAGATGGTTTACATATTCTCAGATCAAGTATACAATCTAATGCCTACCATACATGTCTTCAAACGATAACATAGTGACATGGAGGAGAATCGAACTCCTCGACATTAGTCGACACAGGTTAATGAGACCTGCTATAAGTCTAACACTGGGTTTCTTCCAGTAGCTCCTCTATGCCGATAATACGACACAGAGGAGCACCAGCTGGGATATACTAACGGATTTCAGATATCGGTTCAAAGAAACCATGTATCTCATACCTTTTTCGAGCAGGTAGAGTATCTGGAGGTGTTCCCTTCCGAGCCTCACGAACGCTATCAAGTTTAATTGGAGCTGAAACATGATCAAACTTGTCGTAAGATGTTCGCTTACTCTTACGATATTTTGGTTTTACTTTAACAATTACACGCTCCCTCACAGTATCCTTTTTGATTACTGTGTCTGTGTCATGTATTGCTATTGGATTTAGTACTGAAGCAAGAGAATTATTCTCACTTGCAGTTATGGTGTTTTGTTTTATAGGATTGGTTGTTCCAACAAAAGCACCATATGCGCATAATAATGCGCATGCTAACACTGTAGTGATATTCTTCATAACTTTGATAGTTTTAATAGCCGTATAGCCACATCTCAAACTTTTTAAACGGCCAGAGGAAAAACTCTTTTAATCTGCTTAATGGCTCGCGATTTCCTTTAAACACACTTTTTGAGAGCCTTTTCTTCTTGAGAGTGGCTAGTCTTTTTTTGGATTTGTACCTATTGAAGCGTACTTACCCTCGAAAAGATAACGGTAGCAGAAAGGAATGTCCTTTACTACGATTGTACCGTCTTTAACCTTTTTGGTAACTTCTTCCGCCTTCACAGGATCACCGATCGGTAGGATATTTGCCTCACAATACAGTGGGTTCTTGTTTCCAGGAGTACGGAACAAGTTAAGGATTATACCAGCACGCTGCATAAGGTTCTCGTTGAGACCCTCATAATACGCTGCTGTTGTAGCCTGCTTTGGATAGTAAGATCTCATGACCTTAGTGAAGGCCTTAGCACATGCAGACTTCTCATCCAACTCCTCTGTCTCTTCGAACTCCTTGATTATATCAAATGATACATCGTGCAGATAGCCAAGAATCTTGTTTGCACGGTCTATCTCTGCCTGATAAGAATCCTTATCCTTGTTCTTCTTATCGCATTCAGCAAGCATCTTCTCGAAACGCTTAATATGATCCTCACATGCAAGCTCTACGAGTGCACGAGTAGCATCAGCTATGGACTGATCATCCCAGCATGCTTTAATCTCTGCATCAGGATTCTTTGGATCAAACTTCTTCTCGAGAAGCTGGTCTCTCAGAATAACGAACGCAGACAATGGAGACTTATCGTTCTCGATCAAGCGCATCATACCATTGCCAATACCTCTGAGGTGTACGATAGGACGAACAATGCTAAAGATATCGTTAAGTATGGCATACATAGGACTTTCTACATAAGCCTGCTTCTTCTCAGGGTTGTCTTTATACTGCTCTGAACGATAAGTAATCATGAAGTCTACAGCCTCAACCAACACATCCTTAATGGATTTCTGGTTGGTACGCAGACCTGTTATGAGTATTGCCTCAAGTGCGTCCTTAAGCGCCTGTTGATCAAGAGAAGCAACCTTTACAGGATCCATCTCTATCTCTTTCTTGCCTGCTTTCTCTGCAATAGCCTTCTCTTCTTTGAGGTCAGTCTTTGTATTGTCATCAATCTTGATGTCCTCACTGTTTAAAACTACACTGCCGTTCTCTGCTGGAGGAAGGGCTTTAATTGGAGGAAGTTCGATATGAAGTGCGTTTGCAGCAATGAGAAGCTTCTCGTAAGCTTCACGCTTTATTGTGGAAGCAAATCTGCTGTTACCGTTAACTGCTTCATCTGCAACTGCAGTTACTACACCTATTGCAGCAATATCTGTCATTGCATCTACGAGATTCACACCGAATTTGTTTGTGGCGTTAGGATTCTTTACGAATAGGTCTATAATCTGACCATTCAACTCTACTCTATGATTTGCATCAAGACCAGTAGAGTTACTTGTCTTCATGATGTCACCTATGGTAACATCTTTTATTGACTTTCTTGTCGGCTCGTCAACTACTTCCGCCTCAATAACTTCGTTATCTTTAGCAGGTGGTGGTGTTGGAGTCTTTGGTGTTGCCTTTACAGCAGGTTTCTTATCTGTTGACTGCTTCTTTGCTTTTGCAGTCTGTGTTGTCTTTTTAGCCATTTTTGATAAATTGGTTTAAAGGGTTAATTACTTAAGTTAAACTTTTGGCAGTGTTTAATTTATTTCAACTAGTGTCGAAAGGATTAAACAATCCTATGTCTAACTCCGGATTAAAAGTTGGTAACTGTATGGTCACGGTAGGAGAAGTTATCATCTTCTCATAAGCATTCTCTAAAACTGTGTAGTTCGCCTTTAAATTGGCACGGGTTTCTTCTGCCACTGTACCAAAGTCTGGTATTGCGATTGCAACAGAAGACTGACACATCGGAGTTTGCTTAATGATAATAATCTTCTCCTTTTTGGCACTATTACTAGCACAGTGCCCAACGTAACCACATGTAACTCCAAACAGGAAACTAATAAACAACTGCCAAAACAGTTTATTGCTCCTGTTATAACGTGCGATCGCGAGTATTGTAAGACTTCCGATCAGCAGTAATGTAAGTGTTGACATGTTTACGCTTTAAAAGGGTTCTTAGAATTTTACGCATTCTATGCAAATCTGACTTTATAGTTCCCTTTGGCATATTCAACGCTTCATGTATCTGCTCTATTGTCATATTATCTACGTAGAACATTCTACAAACTTCTCTATACGAAGGAGGTAGTTTGTCAAACAGTTCTACAAGACTATCATACGTCATCTTATTGATGTACGTTGCCTCAGTATCTCCAACATAATCTTTAAGAGCACTTACGGATGTGTTCTCTGTTAGAGAATAACTGTCTTTGACAGTTCTGAGGTAGTCAATAGCAACATTCTTTGTTAGGATACGTAACCATCCTCCAAATGAAGAATAGTTCGTAAACTTCGAGAGTTTATCGTACACTTTAAGAAATACAATATTTGTAATGTCACGTGCTTCGTCTCTATCTTTCACATATGTGTACAATAGATTGTCGACGAATGGTTTGTATCTCTTAAAGAGTTGATTGAAAGCTGATTCTGAACCAGCTTGCGCGCTTTTGATAAGAGCGATCTCCTCTTGGGTAATATCGTTCTTCATCAAATCAAATATTAAAAAGGTAAATCTCTAGACACACGTATAAACCACAGATCATTTACATTCTCTGTGAGATTACTGTGAAGTTTTTGTTTTTGTGCATCAGATAAGGAAGTTATTTTATTCAACATACCTGTTGCTATCCTGAGTTTTACCTGGATTGTATAATAGCCTTCGTTGGCGAAAAGACCTACTACAATATTGTTATTAATCCATTTTAACAGATCGACAACATCAAAGTTTGACATTATTTTTGCCCACATGTATTCACCCGAATTGTCAAATGGACTAATTATAGTGCCACATGTTTCTGCTATAATCATACTTTGAGTGTTTTTATTATGAATTCTGCTAATTTTGAATCAATTTTGTACCTTTTAGAGATTTCTTCTATTATTTCTTTTGTAGTTGCACCTCTGCTACGTAAATGAACACATGAATTTTGTATGTACAGGGTTTTTGTAGCAAAGAAATCATTCCAATCCGCAACAACTTTCCAATAGTTAAAATCTTCTGTTCTGTCGTAGGTAAACAGCATTGTTAATCTTAAAACATCTTTAAACTTTGTTAATTTTGGATTTAACTTGTCTTTAAGTTGTTTTGAGATTAATTTAGCTTTTTCTTTTTTTGAGTGTACAGCACTCGTTCTATACGGACGTACTACGTTGTCATAGACGTATTCTATGAATCGATTACGACACTTACACCAACGAATTGTCATATCCCACACTGGTGGAATACGATCAGAAATCATTTTCCTGTATCCGTTCATGTCTTTGCAGGTTTACACCCAAAGGGTGGGCACTTTCGCAGTTCCCGCGTGACTTAAACCCCCGAAGGGGACCACTTACGCTACGTTAGTGTAGTCAACAATATTGTTAATATTGCCAGTTAATTGTTTTCGACCTAATAATGATGTACTCCACTGTGTAATCAAATCCAATTTACCCCCATTAAAAGCCCCCGAAGGGGCAAACGTATGCTTTACGAAAATAAGTACATATGAAAATATAAATACACATTAACCAAAACTAAATTTATAGACACACTAATAGGTAATAAAATAGCATACGTTTTGGTGGAGGTAGAGCGATTCGAACGCTCGTCTTACACAGCTTTATAATCTAAAGGTCTTTAGGTCCTACATGCGCGGCCAAACGCATATAGGCGAATTGATATTGTATTCAACAATCTATCAATAATGTCTTCAGACGTCTCCTACAACAGTATTTATAAACTATTGTATACAAGATCAATCAGAGATTATATCGTGTTGAATAACGGCTTATAGCTCTTGTTACGCACGTGATCGGTTCTTGAAAACATCATGAGGAAGCCACGGACCCAATTGTCAAACGTCAGACTTCCAGCCTCAAGGGTCGCATGATTCGAGTTTGATATAAGCACATTTACACCTGTGTTGGTGGTTCCGCCAGTACTGGCTTATAGCTCTTGTACTTAGTGTTAATTCACTATTGTTGCATGCCCGACGGTACTATAGGTCTTTCATCCGAACTCAACCATGTCTAAGCATGCTCAATAACTGCATCAATGTGTCTGTATTGTTGGCTTGATGGATAACTAATATTCACCCTTTTTGAAATCAGCCATGAATGGCTCAACGGTGATTACCAGTTGTAGCGGCGACGCTCATACTCCCACTCGAATGAGTAGTATGTTGGATAGTTGTCGCGGAGCTCCTTAATGTGCTCATTGTTCTCGCGTTCGATCTGGTCGAAGGTTTCGCCCTTCTTCTTGTCGACTTCCTTGAGCTTCTTCTTATACTCTGTAGGAGTCAACTTACCAGTCATGATGTCGTCAAGGAGCTTCTTAGACTCTGTAAGAGCATCCTTAGTCGCAGCTTCTTCTTTACGACGTTTGCGGAGTTCCAAGAGCTCACGTTTGTTGACGTAATCAGCCATCTGCATGATGTTCATCAACTCGTTGCGTTTCTTCTCGTCCTTCTCCTTCTGGATCTGCTCTTTCGCAGCCTTGACGTTCTCGTCTTCGAACTTGTTTTCGTCCTTGATCTGATCTACGATGTCCTTTGACTCTGCAGCTTCTGCTGCTGGCTTTGTCTCTTTCTTGTCTTTTGCCATAATTCTTTGATAGATTTTAAATGGTTAATATTAAAAATGTTTAATTTTTATGTTGATGATATAATCATCATCTTCATAAATTTTTGTGTGCTTTTTAGGTTTTTGCACTACTAAACGAGCTCGGTGGGATGGTCCGTATTCGTTTTTAAATGTCTTCTTAGTCATGATCTAACCATGAATTGTAGAGTTGAGTTATAATACTTCTAGTGGTCTCTGTAAACCCATATTTCTTAGCGATCTTTGCGCTTACAGGTGACCCTTGTGCAATAAAGCTACAAGACGCCATAAATGCAGGATCTGCACCATGGTCGGTGAGACCCTTTATTATGTCTACAGCGAGCTTATCTATACTAGAAATATCTCTACAATATTCAGCTAGATATATGACTGAAGAATCACCGTTTTCTGTATAGTTATTCCTAGATACAGTTACCGGTGATTTTACTGACTCTGCAAGAACTTGACAGAGTTTTGAGAATCCTATTGTCTCAACTTTAACGGTTGATTGATCCTCAATAAACGATGCCTGTTCTAGCATCGCTTTGATTTGCTTACGATTGGGAGTTGTTCCGTCGTAAAGGATTACAATAGCTTTTGTTTTTGTCTCCATGCTCTAATCTCCGTTTATGTGTATGGTTAGACCTTTTGTAGGATGTGCTTTCGATGAATCCTTTTCTGCCGCTCGATGTTGTGTATTATCTATAGGCGGTATAGATTGATCATCTGAACTTTGATGCGACCCTCGATATTCATCTATAGGATTCTTCTTTAGGGTACTGTCAGCTGAGTCATACACATCCTTACTGGTTTCGTAGGTACTTATAAATGTGGTGTAATCAACATACCCAAAACTATTTATAGCCTTATCGGCTATTATTGCTACAGTTTTTGGTTCCATTGTGTTTATGATACTAATAGCTGATAACCGATTGGCATCATCTTTAGAATCCACAATGAACTGATCACTGTTTGTGTACTTTGGGAAAGCCACGTTTTCAGCAATACCTACAATTTTAAGTGAATCTTTGTCACTAAGGGATGCTTTAAGCACACCTGTTGACGTTAGAGCTACTGTAGCTCCTACGCTCACTATTGCTGACATTAATACCAGCAATAGGGCTGAAATTAAATTCTTCATAACTTTTGATAAGTTTTAATTAAATGAATAAATTGGTTGTTGCCCTCTCCTCGTTTCACATCCAGGGGTTGAGGTTTCCTGGTAATACTCGAGTTCTACAACAGTACAGGGTGATGGACCTAAGCCCACCATCCTGTAGGGAATTTAGTCAAACAGATCTTTCAACACTTCCTCCATATCTTCAACGATATCGGCCGCATCCTCATCGCTGTCAAATGTGGTGTATTGTTGACACCTGATATAGATGTCATGTAATTGTTGTATCTGTCCTTGAGAGATCATTACTTCACAACAATGTTTTTAGCAACAAATCCACTCTTGTCCTTTGAACCAATAGCAATCGCCTTGAGTTTAGCACCATGCTTCTTGACAAGTTTTTGTTTTTCGAAAGAAGCCTTGTTTGTTGCCACGAGTTCACCCTTGTAGATGACATAGTACTTCGTAACCTTCTTGCCCTTAGCGTTGGTTGACTCTGACTCAATCCAATTGGTGATATCGCCATTGTTTACAACAATTGTGTCTTTGGTTGCTGCTGACATTGAAAGTGCAGCACATGCAATTACTGCAGTAATAAAAAGCTTTTTCATAACTTTGATAGTTTAATTTTTGGTTGTTAAAGTGTTGTGACGCCAAATAACATCACGTGTAAGTTGTTGTCTTTGTCTACTGTACGCAATGAATTCTGAAAGCTGACATACACAATTCGATTGCGAAAATACAGTTTAAGATGCTTTATACCAAGTGTCTTAAACGCAATATACACATCGTTGAATTTGTCAGCATCGAATTTAAGTTGCATCGGTGGTAGACTGCTTGTAAGGCTATCTATTATACTACTCGATACCGTTTTACGTAACATTTTGAGTCGTATGAGCTCACTTTTCCTAAAATAATGCTCACATTCTTCGTCATGAGTAATACCATTAACAATTTCTCGGGCGTAGACTGCACCCTTGTTCTTGGCGTTAACTACTACATAATAGGGTCCGATCGGCCTTTCGTACCCCCTTGGTTTGAGTCGTACAAGATCACCTTGTTTTGCTTTTAAGCTTCGTTTGTTGTTTAGTGCGCACATTTTTAATAATTTTGATAATTATTTTGTTACTATGAAGCGCCCCTTCCAGTCTGTATAGACTTTCTGGAGCACTTCTTTTCTTCTCATAGCTGCATAATATGATAATTTTTCAAACAATAACATAGAACAGCCATTCTTCTTGAAATAGACTCGATATAACTCTTTGTCTTTCTTATTCCGTAGTTTCATAGTGTTGTGTTTTCGTTGAAAAATACTTTATCGTATCATTAGCTGCATTAGTAGAATCTATACGATTGGTTAAGTCGTATAGATCTAACTTTATGTCTTCGATCTCCCTTTCTACTATGTTTATTCTTATTATGTTGCTAATGAGATAAACTGCAATAGAAATTAATGCTATCCACAGACTCCATTTTTCTTCTTTCATCGTTCTACTTGAATTTTTATTGGAACTTTTCCGTCTGATAAGTCATACATCAACAACGCATCTAGCAAATCATTCAGCTCTTGTTCATTGTCCAAATAAACAATGCCTTTGTCCTGTTTGAGCTGAGATTCAATAGACATACAGTCACCATGCTTTACAAATCTGCCGAATAGACGTACTACTGCTTGAAATACGTTATTATCATCTATATTTGTAATAGTGACTTTTATATTCTTCTTGTCAGTTTGCTTAGATGAACGTTTTCTGTACTGAACAGGCTTGTCTCGAACCTTTCCCTCTTCGACAACTTTTGCAGATTTAATATCATCTGGTATAACTCTTGTCAGGAATAATAACAGTTGTTCCAGATGCTTTGCGAGAGCTTTTGCTAGATCATATGCGGTTTCTTCTGTTACCGAGGCTAATGCGCTTTGCCATTCACCTATTACTTGAAAATCTTTTTCGTTGAGTGTCAAAGTTACTTCTTCGACATTAACCTTTTTGCTTACTAATTCCATACTCAATAGTTTTTGTAGACAACTGTAAATAAGCGTATAGCTAATGCTACGAGTATTGTGCACAGTGTAATCATTGTCGGATTAAAATACTCGCATGGGAGAACACATATTGGTATAAACCATAGGAATGCAGCTATAGATAGAACCACAATAAACGAGCATATAATGCCCGATTCTTCATTAAAGGCAAATGCCAATAATTTTTTAATCTTTTTCATAACTTTGATAGTTTTTTGTGATTTGTTTTATTCAAACAATTTGTTTATTTCTTTTGTTATGTTGTCACGATGTTCTGACTCGTCAGACAGTAAAGTATTGTATTCCAGTTCGATCGAGTGCATTTGTTCAATTGTGTCTGTAATATTCTTTTTTCCTTCAATAAATTCTTTATTAAGTATTTTTAAATCTTTGTATTTTCTAATTAGTATTTTTACATACTCGCGATACCTTTTTAGATCACATATTGTCATCATTTGTGCACGATCTAGTGTGTTTACACATGCTTTTACTTCTTTGTTTATTCTTTTACTCATTTTTCTTTTGCCGGTTTGATAATCTGTTGGCTCTTCAGGCTCTAATTTTATTTAAACGTAAGCGTACATGAGTCGTATTCAATAGTTTCTGAAGTGTCTGTTTCATCCTTCTTTTCGTCCCATTCTTTTTCTTCTTTGTGCCACATTCTAAGAAGAAAAACCCATCCGATTACGCCTGCTAGAAGACCAGAATAAGAACATACCAATGAGATACTTGCAAACAGTTCATACTGTTCTGTAATTATGCCTGCTATTATACTTATTATTGCTAATATTACCAAAATAAGCGCTGTATATAATGAGATTTTCATACGCATTCCTCCTCTATCACGAGATCGTTGTCTAATTCATCACTAGGGATAACATATTTACCATTTTTTGCATAGGTCTCTATTTCATCGTCCTCACCATCCTTTTTTTGTATTAGTACAACAATAGGATATTCATCTGAGTTACGATCGAAACACAAAATACGAACGTTGCGTCCGTCTCTTGTCACAACTTTTGCGCCTTGTTTTGCTTTTTCAATATCAAAAGGTATTGTTCTGACAGTCGGTTTTTGCTGCTCGTTTGCCTCTTTAAGAGCATTTTCAACTCTAGTACTCAACTCATCAATAGTATGAGTCATTGTTTCTTTAAGGTCGTCTAATTCTATTAACAAACCTTCTAATTTTTTCAAATCTTTCATAATTTGTTGTGATAGTATTTATGCTGTTATCTGCAGCTTTATTTAGCTTTAAATTGATAATCAAAAGAAAACACACCTATCTTCACAGACGAGTGTGTTGGTGCATAAACACGTTTCACAACGTATTCTTGCTTTTTCATTAATGGTCCGAAATGTGTAATAACCAACAATAGGTAAAAATAAAAGCTGTTTTAAGAATAGTACCGCCAATCGGATTCGAACCGATATACACTATAGAGTTATGAGTATAAATTTGGGGCGGTTTTTAGCTGATCGGCCAGCTGATGTGTATTTCTCCAACTAGAATGACGGCATAAACAGTACATATCTTCACAGACGTGTACTGTAAACATGAAAACGCTTTTTCATGGCATGGTTCATGAAAGAAATTTGCCCAAATGCATTGTTCCTCACCGCAGAATCGAACTACTTCCCGTTTCGTGACGGCAAATGACCCAAACTATACCGTTTCCCTTTTAGCATAGTTTTTATCATAGTGAGGGATGTGTCCTGATATAATTGTATTTTGAGACAAAGTGTTAGCTAACTCAATTCGAAAATACTCAATCAGGACGTTTGCCTAACCCAATAGGCTGAGTACACCCGATCTGCACCCGCTGTTGTCTCACAGGGATTCGAACCCCAACAAACAGAACCAAAACCTGTTGTGCTACCATTACACCATGAGACAAAGTGAGCATACTATCTTCACAGACGGTATACTCTAGCATTTAACATAAAAACAAAATGTTGTTGACAAACCGTGATTCACATCAGAGCTTGTCTGTTTGCTCAATAACAATTTGTATACTAACAAATGGTTAATAAAAAATGCCTGAAATGTATAAGTATGTATGTAGAAAACATTGTCAAATTGTTCTCCGTGGTGATAGCAAATCACATAACAGTCATGCTGTTCACGGAGGGAAATATACTACTTCAAATCAATGTAGTGTTGATTAAACTCGTGCCACTCTCCATCAAATAGAGAAGCTTCAGAGTCTTCATCTTCATCGAGCTGTAAATGTACTACATGCTCAATTTCTTTGGCTACAGCTTGGTAAAGGCTGCGAGCAACATTGATATTCACAGTGTCTTTCGACATGTATGATTCGAAGTCGTTTATTGCTGTTTCTTTTTCTTCGTCTTCACAGATAGTATCTGCAAAACTAAAGACTTCATCAAATTCTTTAAGACAAGCAATCATACTGTCTCGTTCTGCTACTGTTCCAGACAATGCCGGACAAACAGGAATTGGTTCTGATTTGCAATGTGCAATACAAACCGTTGTAAATGCGATCACAAATGCACATATAAAACCCAAAAAACAGTCTTTTTTCATGTTTTGATAACTTTTAATTGGTTTGTAACTCTAGTTTGTTGAAAGATTTTAGTTTTAAGCCCTCATACCACATCAAGGTATCTTTCATAATGAGAGATTTTACGTTCTCCCCTGCATGAGATGCAAGAGAGAGACGAAGGGATTTCAACCTTTTTTACGTAAAATGTCCTTATTATACGTCGACGTCCAACCTGAAGAATATGTGCCGGACTTTGAGCGACATGCATTGAAGTCGATACGGAATGTCAAGTCTTCATTCTCAACAAACAGTCTTATCTTTGTCCTACCTTTATGGACTCACCTCGGCATGATAAGAAACCTTTTTGATTACGACATAGAGTTGGTGATTACTCTAACGAAGGTCACATACTACTTGCAGCGCGTGGATGTGACTTACACGATTTTGTGGTTACATAACCGTTTTACTTAGGCTTACGCCTTTGTCAGGAACGCTTATGTAACCTAGTTTAAACTACCACTCGCCAATTTATAGAGACTTGTGACTCTTCCGTTGTAGGAGTTGGTTTAGTAGTTTATATACAGCGTATCAATAGATTGTTCTATAGAGTCTCATTCGCAGTAACCCCCCGAACGCGCTGAGGCGCTGGGGGTTACCGTGATTAGAACGGACGTTCTGCTGGTGCTGCTTGTGTGTCTGCTGGTTGGGCAGGTGCTTGTGCAGATTGTGCTGCTGGTGTAGACTGTGCAGGTTGTGTGGCAGGGATGTCTTCGTTTGCAGTCTCTGCATTTACCGCTTTGCGATAGAAGCGATTCTCCATACGAGAACCTTGTTCTGCAAGACCAAACTTGTCTACCCAGTGGTATTCAACTTTGTTGTCCTGCTCTACAGCATGGTCAATGATACAAAAGACAGAAATCTTGTCTTTTGTAACAGGAGTTGTAGTACCCTTGATGTAGACTTGTGCACCATTGACATCATTCTGGTAGCACATACCTTTAGCTAGTTTGTACTCCAGTACGACACCGCCTGGTATCTCCAGTAGATCGTCAAGCATCTCGACTTGTCCCTCGGCTTTTGCTCTGGGTAGGTCTACAAGGTAGCCACCCTGTGCATCTGGTGTCATTGCTGCATACGGCTTTAATTGGTCGAATAACCCTGGGAAATCTTCATCCCATAAGATTGTACGACGGCTGCCTGACAGTAAGCACTTTTTGTTCTTGAGGGTTAGGACAATATAACGGCTTTTAACACCGTTATTATTCTCATTTTTCGCCGTGCCCAATGACATAGCGATTGTCTTGTAAGTGCCAAACTCAGCACCTTGCATAATTCTTCCCATAATTCTTGATGATTTTAAGGGATTAGATGGACGAGAGACATAACGCTATATATTAATACATATGGATACCGAAGTGGTAGGCTATAATGCATTAATACGGTGGACAGAGAGAGTCTCTCGTTTCTTTCTGTCCGTAGTCACCCAAAAGACGAAGTATGTTGCTTCTAAAGTCGTCGGAAAGGCATATAATCCGGAGGGTTGTCGTAGTATGTTTCTTCTAAAAGCGTATTAAAGCGTATTCAACAGAGTTCAGTAATCCTCCCTCCCTAGTGGAGGCAGTTTAACGTCATGCCTAGGACGTAGTTGGTTAGATGTAGAGCACGGTAATACCCCAGTCTTTAGCATCTTCCAGTCGAATACGATGTTCCTTGTAGCAATGGTCAATGTCACCTGTCACTGCATTATTACCACATGCGTACTCGATGTTGATGTCTATCTGATCCCCATCCAGATTTACTGAATAGTCTTCGTTTATATTAGGATCAATATCTAAGACGTCAGACACCTTGGTTCGGAACAAGACTGTGTCGGTAACCATAGCACCAACAGCCATACCTTTCAGTATGATATCTAGCATGATTCCAGATGTATCATGTTTCAGTGCTATCTCAACAAGCCTGTTAATGATGACGTTGGGGTTTGCATCAAATACCGCTTTGATGGCAAAATGGATTGCCTCTCTTTGAGTTGCTCCTGGAGTGTTCATATTCAAATACCGACTTTATCCTGCTGGCACCGCAGTTTAAATTAAATCCGTAATCAAGCAAAAGACATATTTGGTTCTACTAAAATCGTTGACAACACGTATTATAACGTATTAAATACAGCTCAATATAGTTTCGTTCTAGGAGTAGCCCGAGCCCCGAAGGGGCTGGGCTTAGGATCATAGTTGATCAGTACAGTAGAGGAGAAATTTCCTCCACTGGTTGTCAAACTCAACTACACTCTGGTCATCTGGATCACACTCTAACTGGGCATCAATCACAAGTAGCATTTCGTGTGCCAACAAGCTAAACACACCTCTTGCATAAGACACACTAATTGTGTCGTGCTTAAGCATGTTATCCCATGCAGCTAATGCATCACCACCATCATCTGTTTCAGCAACAGTGTCACCTAATGGGATTATAGCATTAAACTCTTCAAGACACATACACATGCTGTCAAGTTCATGATTGACAACCAGAGTTTGTGCAGTTTCGTTGTACTGACGCTGTGCACATGCTGTCATGACAGCAAGACACAGAAGAATAAGAACGTTCTTCATAATTTTATGATTTATCGTAGACATACAACAGTCACATCTGTTACTATTAAAAACAACAACAGCACAGTCCCGAAGGACTGGCTGTCGCTTAGTTAAATCTTGTGGCCGCAATACAGTCTGGCAGAGCCATCTGTGTTGGAGACAATCTCGTCTACATTGACTGTGTGGATACCACCCAAGATGATAGAAAGATTAGCAACTGTTTGAAAGATGCTTTGGTTCTCTGCAATTGTAGCCTGCTGGCGCTTGCCAGCATAGGTAACTGTAATTTGAATCTGTTTCATAGCTAAATAGTTTAATAATGTCGTGGACCTGCAAAAGAACAGTTTGGTCCTACTAAAAAGAGCACAAGAGCCCGTTAGGGCTCTGTGCTTAGAATGGCAAATCGTCATCGCAGTAGTAGTCTAAGACTGGTGCGACAATTGGCTTGTTGAATAGATTTAAACCGTCAAAGTAGGCGTCATACGCCCGCTTAAACGTCAGACTAACTTGTACTGACTCGAAACCAACCGAGTCTAATCCGCCGCCTGAATCGTAGCATGGAACTTCTACATCCTCTTCGCATGTGAACATACATGTGTGTGGATTGTACTCTACGTGAGTGTAATGGAATGTTGTACGCAAGTTGTTTGCGAGTTGAGCGATAGTTGGAAACATAAGCATAAGAGTTTAAATTAATAATTGCGTAATCGTGCAAAAGATAGCTCTGTTGCTACTAAGTTTAATTATATTCTTACCCCAGGGGGGTGTTGGACTTGGCGTATCATGTGGGGGAGGTATACAGTGGAGTTTCTCGTTTTTGTACACACACAACACTTTTAAAAAATAAAAAATAAAAAAATCGGAAAGATTACTCCTCCCGATTTCTATGCTATATAAGCACTCCTATTGTTATCCCAAAGATAACAGCGATTCCGCATACTGCAGAACCAAACATTAATAAGTTCATATGTTGTTTACTATTTCTATATATTTATTAAGGTACCACATAGCCTTTTTTATATCCTCTATTGGGGTTTCATGCTTCTTATTACATCTGAATAGATACTTGAAAGCATTAAGTAGACAGAATGACTTAACTTGCTCTTTTCCAAACTGTTGTAGCATTGCATCTATACACTCTATACTTCCTGTATAGTGCTGTGGGTGATTTACGTTGTCTGCATCTTCTATCTGTTGAGCCATTGTTATGAGTAGGTTGTTTGCCTGTTTTTGTTCCATTTCTTGTAGTTCATGTGGTTCTGCATAGAATTTACTAGCTTCTTTGACCAGTAAACTTTTTTCCATCTCTTGTTCAACGTCCTCTGGATCTGCTACATGCAACTCTTTCTTCATTTTTTCGGTAAATTCTTTCCAGTATTGCTCTTGTGCTTCTGATAGAGAACCCTCAGGTTTGCTCGTGTTTTGTGCCTCATTGTTTGGCTTCGCACACTCGTTTATCTTCTCTTCTACTGCTTTATCTATGTTGTTCATCATGCATTTTCTATTACATCTTTAACCATAGTTGCTACTACTTTCATATCTGGATGCACTTTACCAGTAGATTCATGGTATCGCAACTGCAAGAACTGCTCCCATTGTTGTTCTGTACCTGTCATACAAATCTCTGTTTTTACGGCATTTGGGAGAACACTACGTGCTTGTTGGGGTTTCCAACCTCTGTTTAACAACTCCTTATATGCTATTTCTGCGTCATAATACAGTCTGTGTTGTATTGATGTTCCGTCTATTCTGTCCCAGGAAGAGCGTATAAATGTAATATCATCACTGCCGTAATTACAATATCTCTGGCTCTCTTGAGCAAATGAGAATACTCTATGCCTAACAAGTTCATGTGATACTCCTCTATCTGTAGTTATTCTTATAGTTGTTCTCTTTATGAATCTATCGTCATACGGGACCATGTGACGCTCTAATATCTTCTCCCAGTCATCTGGACGTAGTTCTACTAACACTCTGAGGTTTGTAGTATAGAATACTTCGTGTGTTTCCCAATTATGGTTACTTACAGCATATGGACTCAGTGTCAGATTTAGGGTTATATCGAATGGGTCACCATCAAACATGCTACCATTCTCATCTCCTTTGAAGTATAAGTAGCACGTACCATGTTCAAGCATTGCAGTATGCTTGCTTTTTATCATTCTTCTTACGAATGACTCGGCTGTTATACTCTCACCTCGAATAGGGAAATCTTCAGGTGTGTAACTCTCTGTAAATGTGTCAGTTCCCTCGTCTACATATGAGTTCTTATTCTCTGTATAATAGCGATATTTTGGCTTACTTTTATAACAAGTTCTACCAACCATCTCTATTTGTTCATACAGACCTTGCAAACCAGGTTTCTGCGTTATTTCTTCACACTTAGGATCTATCAAATTCATTTTTAAACTTCGTTATAGCTTGTTCTACGTATTTTTTACGCTCAGTTTCAGTTAATAATCTTTCGATATACCGCTGAACCCATTTGTTTAATTCTTCTTCTGTGAGTTCTATCCCATGTATGTTCATTGGGATATCAGTTTAAGTAGTTTCTTCTAATTCTCTATCATCAATTTTACTGCTTTCTACCAAGCTTGACTCTATGCGCATTCCTAAAGCTTTTTCAACATGTGCTAATTCTTTTCCACATTTTGCTATAATTGATTCTCCTTCATCGTTTTTGATAACGTGTTTATAAGACAGATTATTTTTCCAAATATTATATCGTTGTATAGCCTTTTGAAGTTTTTTGCCCTTCGCAAATCGGTATAAATGCTGTAATATTCTTTCTGCGTTTACAGCCCCACATGCCCTGATACATGCTATTTCTCCGATGTATGAATATATACCATCTTCACCAAAGCTGTTTTTAATCAGATTATACTCTATGATAGCTTGTTGTAAGTATTCGTTTTGTATATCGTAAAAAGGTTCTACCTTGGCAATGTAACACGAATTAATTGGGGCTCCATGGATAAAAAAATACTTGCATGTATCTGTTACAGATGTGTTTGTAGCCTACAAACTAAGGCAGTCTGCACGAAACAGGATAGTGCTCCACTCTGCTATACTTAAATCTTCCATTTTCTATCCTCTTTCACAACTTTCATTACACACTCAACAGCCCATCCTATTAAGTATGCCCATGGTTCTTGGTGTTCTACCGATAGGCTTTCTCCAATACCATACATCACCTCTGCTGCCATATGAAAACATTCATGAGCTATAGTGCCTATTAGCTCTTCTGCCGGGCGATTAAGCGATTCCTCTGATATTATTATAGCAATATCTTTACCATTTGAGCATGTTACAGCGACTGCATTCTCAAAATTATTAGTATATCCGAACTTTTTACGTGTTTTTTCATCACTATGCAGTATAAAATACAGCGTAAATGGATATAACTAAGACTTAAATTTTCGTATAATAGGCTTTATATCTTTCTTCTTAGTCATACTAATATATAATATTATATTAAGCTTATATAGAGTTATTATTATGTCTATATAACGACATACTTAACTAAATGGTTACAAAAAAGCAAAATTTTAATTTATTTGCAACCAAATT